ATACGCTTGATTTTTGCCAAATATTTCATCAATAACATATTCTCTTGCTATATTCCGTGATGAAAATATTTCAGCAACTTCTGAACCACCAAATCCATTTTCTTGATAAACTACATATACTTTCATTTTTTGTCAATTTTATTGTGATACTTTTCGCTGTTATTTAAAAACACGTCAATGAACCAATGTGTTAATTCGTGCAACAGTATTAATATCGTTTTTCCCCACCCTAATTTATTTCGTATCCAAATTGTTTTTGTGTTGTTATACTACTTATACGAAAAAACCCGGACTTTTGTTTCAATCCGGGTCAACTATTTTAAATTAAATTGTTTCAGTCTTCAACCTTTTCGGTTTTCTTCTTCCGGGGGAATCTGAGTTCATGTTCAACCTGTTCCCGTTCGTTCCGGGTAAGGAAGGAAAACGGTGTTCCTGATTTCTTTTCCCTGTCATTGTAGAGAACCTGTGCGTTCACATCTGCAAAGTATGTGAATCCATTTAAGTTTACCTGCTGTAACATTGCTTTGAGTTTTGATTGTTAGACTTCAGTTATTTCATACTACTTATACGAATCTCAATTGAATTTGTTGCTTAATTGAGCAGAAAATTTCCGCTCCGGGTTTCTTTGAACTTCCTGACAAATGAGTTGTCCTTTTCCTCAATGGTTATGTATATCAACCTCTGGGAGAGCAGCTTGGTCTTCTCTTTAACTGTGCCACCACAAAATTTGATGTCATCAATTATCTTTTCAACTGCCTTGTCCGAAGTGTGTTTGAATTTCAGAATCCTTGTTGTCATAAGTGTTGTTGTTAACTGGTTTGTAATACTTATACGAAAAAAGAACCCGGATTGTTGCATCCGGGTTAACTTTTTTAATTTAAATTGTTTTGAATGACCAGAACATATCTTCGCCCATCCCTTCCCTGATTGTTGCATAACGGTTCTGACCACCAGTATAGTCTTTATAATCTCTGGCTGTGCGATACAGTAACTTACCCATGCAGGACTGGTTGAGGCAATGTTCCATACCTCTGACATCTGACAAGCTGAAATACCATGCCTGATTATTAATTGTGCAAAAGCCTGACAGATAAAAATGTCCACGGCTGAACACAATATTAGTTGCACCCTGTGATTTTAATTCCTTTGTGAACTCTGATTTGAAAGTCCTGAAAAACTGTGCAAATTCAGGTGTAGTATAGCAACTACTTTCAAATCCCTGCCGTAACATCTTAATTGATTTTCTCATTGCTTTGTGTGTTTTGGTTACATTAGATTATACGAAAAAACCCCAGAAATGTTTCATTCTGGGGCAGTTATTTTTAATTAAAAACCAGCTTTCTTGGTGAAGTAAGCGCAGACTTCAGGAATATGCTTTTTATAATACGGCTGATTTTCCTTGCACCATTTCTTTACTTCATCTTTTGTTTTGAAGGTCATGTATTTGAACGGTAACTCCAGTTCATTAATGAAGTCCTGTACTGTCCAGCCTTCCCAAATGTGTCTTGTGTTGCTCATATGCTTTGTCGTTTTGGTTTATATTTAATTATACGAAAAAAAAGCCAGAATGTTACGTTCTGGCTCAACTATTATTCATTTCTGGCTCAAATTGTTTTGAATGACCAGAACATATCTTCACCCATCCCTTCCCGGATTGTAGCATACCTGTTCTGTCCACCAGTCCAGTCCTTGTTGTGCTGTGCCGTGCGGTACATGAGTTTGCACATACAACTGTCCGGGTTGTGTGCCAGTCCGTAATCCATACCACGAACATCAGAAAGAGAGAAATACCACAACTGTCCGTTCACCCGGCAGAACCCGGAAAGATGAAAATGACCTCTGTGAAATTCAATCTCTGTTGCACCCTGTGACTTCAGTTCCTTTGTGAATTCACTTTTGAAGGTGCGGTAAAACTGTGCAAATTCGGGAGTGAGTGTTGAAGAAGACTCGAATCCTTTTCTTAACATTGCCAGTGACTTTCTCATTGTCGCTAATTTAATTGGTTTATACTACTTATACGAATTTAAAATAAAAATGTTACATGGACGATATTAAATAATATGATGTTGTTCCAAACACTTTATTTTCAATCCTGCATACCGCTTTTAATATAGTGCCTCTGTTAATTTCACCCACTAAGAAATTATAATACTCTTTGGTAATTTGGTTTCCCTGTGATGCAGGAAATGTAGGTATGCTTTTTTTGCTTGGTAACGTATAATTTGTCATTGCTTTGTGACTAACTGGTTATACTACTTATACGAATTTAAATTAAAAATGTTACACTATGCAGCGTTTTTCTTTGCTATCTTTTTCAGGTATATGAACATTATATTCCTCTCGGCAAATGTGGTTGGCTCACCAGCTTCATAACGTCTGCGAATATCTTTAATCATTTCGTATTCACGTTTCTGTGCCATTCTTTTTTCTTTACCAGTCATAGCGTTTGGTGTTTGTTGGTTTATACTACTTATACGAAAAATGTCCCGGATTTGTTACATTTCCGGGACACTATTTTAAATTAAATTGTTACACGTGCTGACCTGCCTGAACCTTATCCATTACTTCCTGCAAGGTCATGGACATTGGTTTAAAGTGCATATCCCTTTCAATACCCAGACCAAACCTACCACGGAATGCCATGAGTTCGGACATTGAAACAGTACCACATTCTGCAAACATTGGGTCTCCCAGATTTGCATAGCACATATAAACATCCTCATCAATCTTTTCGTACAGATACCACGTACCAGCACCAGCCGGGTAAAACAACTTCATGACAATCTTAATATCCTTTGCGGACTTGTTACCTGTGTAACCCTGCTTCTTAAATGCTTCCTCAATTTCTTTGGTTATGATTTTCATTGCTGTATTATTAATTGGTTTATACTACTTATACGAAATTAAATTAAAAAAGTTACATTTCCTTTTTAGAATTTTCTCTAATTCTATGACAATTTGCGCATAATAAAACACATTTATTTAATTCAGGTACAATCTTTTCCCATGTGCGTCCCATTATACGTGCAATTCCACTATCTTTAATTTTAGGGTCTAAATGATGAAAATCGTAAACGTATGGTGGAAACGTATTTTTACAATCTGTACATTGCCCACCTAAATATTCTATTGCTTTAAGTTTATTAATGCGTCCTTTTTCTTTTTGCCACTTACTTGCTTTTTGTCTTATTTCTATTTTGTGTTTTTCTTTATATTTTTTATCTTGTTCAATAACACGTTCAGGATGTTTTGACTTATATCTATCATTATATTCCTTACGTTTGATTTTCTTTTCCTCTGTGGTTAAATTTAACCACGCTTTACTATATGTCATAAAATAAAATTTTCTCGTTAATATGTAAAATTAACGAGAAAATTTAAAATCTGCAAGTTATTTTTTATTTTGACTTTAGCAGTTTATTTAATTCTGCTTTAATTTCCCTTGCTTTAGCTCCTTTCCATGTACTTGCATTTGCCAGAAAGTAAGCAACAATACTGCGCCCGGAATCCATAATGTAATTATCATTGATGCTGGTCAGACTGGACATTGCGTCAACGTAAGGGACTGCACCAAAGTACATTTCAGTTCCAGATACCGAACGTTTCCAGTTCTGGCGTATCTCTCTGGCAATTTCGTAAAGCGGTCTGGCTGGTGTTTTGGTTTTGCTGGTCATGACTGTTGAATTAATTGGTTTCTAATACTTATACGAATTTAAATTAAAAATGTTACATCCGGGACAATATATTTTGCACATTGTGCAAAATAAAAAAAGAGGGTTAAAATTCCCTCTTCCAGCTTTTGTCTTTCCGGCTGTATGCCTTTGCCGATTTATGCACCCTGTGTTTTGCTGACCAGCCGGACTGGTTTTCCATTTCTGCCTGTCTGCTACCTATCCGGTTTGCCTTAATGTAGTCATCCATTGTGAACCGGAAGCCGTTTGAACATTGTGCGTTTGCGTTTGCCATTGGTTTGTCGTTTTAACTGGTTTGTATTAATATATACGAATTTAAATTAAAAATGTTGCATTCAAAGGGAAAAAAAAGAGGGTTGCCCCTCTCTTTTTATGCGAACCGGACATTGCCCAACTCGATTTGCAGTTTCGCCCTTACTCGGTTTATTATCCCTTTGACCGTTCCCATTGGAAAACCTGTCTTTTCCTCAATCTCGGCATACTCATATTCCTTTTTGAAGTACAGGTTTGCAACAATCCGTTCCTTGTCGTTCAGCTTTCCAAAAGCCTTGTTTATCCTTGCTTTCAGTTCCTTGTTCAGTATAAGACTGTCAGCCTTTGCGGACTTGTCAACAATCTGAAAAAATGCTCCGGTTTCCTCATCATCAAATTCAGTCAGTGCGGTGGTGTTTTTGCCGTAACCGTTTGTGCGGTGAAAGTCAATTATTGCAGTGTTGGTAATTGTCCGCAACCACGTTGAAACGGCTGATTTGTCAGGATTGTAATTACCTGATTCATAAAGCCTTAAAGCCTTAACAAAAACGTCCTGTGCCAAATCCTGCGCAGTTTCGGCATCTATACCCCTGTAAATGATATAGTTAACAGTTTCGGTGTAATTCTTTGCGTAAATCTCTGAAAAGTTTGTCATAGCTTTTTGATTTGAGTTAAACATGATGCAAATATAGTAACTTTTTTAATTTAAAAACTTTTTTGCGACTTTTTTTTATCTTTTTTTTTGCCTGTCGTTTTCGCTTGTATTAAGTTAAACGGACAAAACAAAATAATGTTTCACTTTTGAGCAATTATTTTCACCCTTATAGCTAATTTGTAATCATTCTAAACAAGCTAATATATATACCTTATTATATAGCAGACCGAACCAAAAATATTTTCATTCATAACTGATTGATAATTAACATCAAAGAAAATATTTTACATTTTTAATTAAAAAAGTTACAAATAAATGAAACATTTTGCACCCTTTCAGCGTATAAGTACATGAAAGCGGACACAAACAAACCGCTTATAACTAAAAAAAACAAGCTATGACAAACTTGAATTTAAACAACAGGGACGAAAGAGTAAAGGCAATTCTTGCCAAGTGTATCATGATGAACGGCTCATCTTTCGTAGGTATCAGAGGGTATGAAAACTCCAAAGGTGAGGTTTCAAATCACGTTATCATTGCTAATTTCAATTATGGCAATGCAGTTGCTAAAGACCTTGCAAAACTCAAAGGTGCAACGGCTGAAGATATTGAAAACATTGCCAAAGGTGGTCATTCTCCCGAACTCGTAAAGGAAGCTATTAGCAAAATGATTGCTTCATTTGAAAAGAACTCCGACCCCGAAACCGCTTCAAATCAGTCAGTTGCACAGAAGGAAACCTATACAAAGGTAACTGATTGTATCAAAATGCACAACGAAACGGGTGAACTCTACATCTATGCAATAGGTCACTCAAAACAGGTGCTTGTTCCTATCGAATACAAACCTGTAAACTCAAAGCCTCTCACCCTTGCACAGAACGCAGTCAAAAAATACTTCGACCTCACAACCGCAAAATACCGCAGTTTCGTAGTCAGTGAAGATAAAATTGATAGCGTCAGGATAACAGGTGATACCATCACCCTGTAAACAGGAAGACAAATAAATTAAGGGTGCAAAACGCACCCTTTTTTTTTGGCTTATTTTAAGACGTTTTAAGGCAGTCAGTATTGAAGTGATATAAAGATACTGCTTAGATAGTTTAAATTAAAATACGGGCAGATAACAGGGTAAATAAACTAACCTAACACCCCTGCCCTATCCCCGTCACTCCCCCCCGTATCCCCCCCCTCTACCCCCCGGCTTAGAACCCCCTCACGGAGAGCCGGGGTGCTACACGAGTAATTTATAATAGACCCTTAAAAAAATTCTAAAAAAAAATTTTGAAAATTTTGGCAAAAACCTTTACCATTAGTTTAAGTAAAACAATCAAAAATCCTGATACTCTGGAACTTATCCAAAATTCAGGTCTTTAAAAATTTCCCAAAAAAATTTTTCTATAAATTGTAAATACCTCTCTAACTAATTCTCACACAACACCTTCAATCATTTTCTTGACATTAGCAGCCATAACGTTTATATCGCCACCAGTAAGGAACAGTACGAGATTTGCTTTAAGGTTTTTTTCTTTGAGTCTTTCCTTCTGGAATTCTATTCCTTCATCGCTTACAGACCAGAACATAAACTGTTTGCCATAACGTTTTTCTATATATTCCATTTGACCCACGTTATATTCATGGTCTTCCTTGCACATATTCATACTCTGGGTACAACCCATACGAACGACATCCTGCAGTTTAAAGAAAAAGAATATCACCACGTCTTTATTATCGCCCACGTAGTAGTTGGTTCTGAAATATGCCTCTCTTGCGTTCATTGCATTTAAATTATTAGCCATACCACTTATACGAAAGCAAATTAAATTTGTTACAAAAATGATTTGGAATTTAAAACAAATGTATATATTTGAATTCTCAAAATTTCCCCGAAAAAATCCCCCCCAGACCCCCCCTCTGAAAAATATTATATATACTACGTATATATAATATTTTTTTCACCGAAGGGTAAGACAATTTTATTTAAAAAAGACGATTAAAAAAATTAGGGTGTTTAGACTTGTTTTAAGTCCAATCAAAAATAATTTTGTTTTTAAGACGGGGGATTATGATTTTACTTTTCTTCTTCCAAGAAGTTTTTATCCTTAGTGAAGTCCTTATAGAATTGTCTAATCTTTTCCTGATTTTCTGGTGTGGTTATGTCAATAGTTCCTTCAGGGGTTAGATATTTTTCATCAAAGACGTATATTGAGTCAATACCTGCACGTTCTTTAAGTCTTATGCCGTAGAAGCCTAAGTGTTCAAACAGGTCTTCAGGGTTTTCGAATTCATCTGTTGAGATATATGATAGTGCTGCCCAATCTATTTCTTCGTTTCTACCGCTTGATTTGAATATCATGCTTAGTGTGTAGTCGTCAATATATTGATTAAGCAATCTAAGGTGCATTGGGTTTTTAATTGAGAAGAGTTTATTTTCCCCAAAGGGTAGTGTATAAACATAAAGTTCTTTACCATCGCTATAACCTGCAGCGTAGCCAAGTGAATCTGTTATGTATATGTATTTACCAGCGTAGGGACGATTTTGATTTCTGCCGTGATAGTATAATTTTTTACCGGACTGGTTTGTTTGTTCACCCAATCCCATTGAATATATTCGTCCAAGTGGTAATGCCATACCTTTTGTTCTTTTGCGTTTTCTTTCCTCAATAGGGATTTCTGAATCGAAGTTATTTAATTCTTCCCAGATTGTGTCGTAGACTTTTTTATTATCGGGAGTTTCATTTACTCCGTTTTCAACGTATCCCCATTCATGAATATCATTACCATCGGTGAATAATGTTCTTGCCGGGACTGTTTTTGTGAGCACACGATATTTGCCTATATGATTTTTGCCGTGGTCTCTTGCGTATGCCGGATTTATTGTTACCCAATCTCCGCTATTGATTTTAACTTTGCTGTCTTGTTCTGCAGGTAGTGCTTTTAGTTTATCGATTTCACCTGAAATCCAGTCATAGTATTCTCTGCTGTTTTTCCAGTTATCTACTCCTTGTGGAAGTCTACCTGTTTTCAGGATATATGCTTTTTGTTTTTCGTAGTTATTAATTTTTTCCTGATTGGTTATTGCGATAGGAACTGCACGGTATATTTTAACCTGTGCGTTGGGTTTGTTTCGTACTCTCTGGATTAAAGAAATACTATATGCATCGTATGGATAGCCATTGCCGAAATATCTTACGGCTTTTTGCAAGCCATCGTACATATCTTCTCCGAATGCGTTTGTAACGTCATGCATAGGAGAATCGGCAGCAGTTGGTGCTGTATGATAGCCACGATAATCTTCGAGTTCTTCCTTGATTATGTTTTTGATGTTACACATTAACCTTGTTCAATCTTTATCTTTTTGCCCTGAGAATCGTTTACGTGCATTAACCAGCGCAAATGTAATTTCTGTATATTATAACCGCCAGCATAAATTGTTTGTGTAAAAATATTTACCTTTCCATCTGGATTATCGGCAGATAATGTAAATTCGATACCATCCACTCCTTTACGAAAGTTTGTCATAATGAAGTTAGATAGACTTGGGTAATATGCTTTGAGTTTATAAATGAGTTTATTTATTTTATCATATTCTTTTTCCCTGTATGCTTTTTGTGCTTTAGCTATGAATTCCGGTAATTGTTCATCACGTAAACGTAAAAGTACACCAAGACGTGAATATTCAAATTTTGCCAACGAATAATATTCTTTTGCTGGCTGACCACCCATTGCTTTAAAATATTTCTTCTCGCCATGTTTTTTTGCGAAGTCTTCACGACCTAATGTTCTATAATCGTTTTGGATATAGTCACGGGTTTTCTTTATATCAATATCAATCTTGGCTTCCTGTTCAACAAGGAAATCTTCAATTTTTTCTTTGATTTGTTTTATTAACTCACCATACTGGTCGGCACTTTGACTGATGTTTTTCACATCAGCTTTTGCTTGTTTTTCACCACCAAGTCTTTGGAAATGTTCGATATATGGTTTGAAATTAAAAGTCTTCCCATTACGATTAGTATAGTTTTGTTGGCTAAGTTCTTCGACTTCTTCTGGTGAAAGTTGTGGGAGTAGGTCAACAAGTGCTTTTGTCTGGTATGCTGTTGCACTGCTTATACCCGAACGTCCACCGCCACGAGTTTTGAGCATATATGGTTGATAGCCGACATTAAGGATTGAAGTGAGCATTGCCACGAATCTTTCTTTTGGAGTTCTTTTATCGGTGATATCTTCCTGAATATATTTTTCTGGGTCATATACTGGACTGAAAGAATATTTACCTTTGCTTACGACATATACTTTCTGTCCTGTCATTCCTTCAGCAAATTTTACCACTGCTTCATCACCACCCTGACGAAACTGGTCAACAAGAATTTCATATAGGGTTTGTTCATCATTGCCAGTACGTCCACCTATTTCAGCAAGGTCTCTGAGATTAAGAATTTGTTCATTTTCATTAACCAGAGAAATGGTTGGTGAAAGTGGGTAGAAGTTTTCTAATTCTTCGTTTATTATTTTTTTAATACCTTTCATATTGATAAATACTTTATCATTTAGAGATTGCATTAATCATAAAAAAAAAGGGTTAATAACCCTCTTTTTTCATTTCCACAAATATTTTCGAAAAATCGCCATTATAGACACGTAATTTTTCCAGAAACACATTTTCAAACTCACTAACATCCAAAATCAGTTGTTTAAAATTATATTTAATATAGTTTTCTTTTATATTCTCAACCTGTAAAACTGATTTTGTATTGCCTTGAAATTGCTGACCATCATATACCAACACCAAATATGAATTCGGGTTTTTATGATGTGTTATTTGATGTTCGGTAATATAATGTCCCATTTTTTGATAGGTAGTTCCATTTACATCAGCAAATTTACATTCGATGTAACAATCATAGACAACACCAAACCTTACTATTTTTATACAGTATTCAATGCTTTCTTGAAGATAGTTATAAAGGGGATGGTTTTTTAAAAGATATATGTTATTTCCCTGTGACAACAGAAATTTATTAATGTCTCCATTGGGTACAGTGTTTTTTAAATCACAATAATTATGAACATTACAAAAACCCTGATTTAAAACATCATCAGAAAATCTATTGATTGAAAATAGTTGGGTTTCAATATGAGATTCAAAATCAAAACCAGATTTTGTCGATTTAACATTTTTCATTAGTAAAAATTTTTAATATAAAAACATCCCACCCAGAGAAGAGTGGGATGTTTTCAGATGAATTACGAATAAACTTCCTTAATGTGATTATAATAATCCTCAGATTTACCCGCATCTGGTCGAACATGTGGCATTTTAACTCTCAACCTATCCAAATCAACGTTGTTTTTAAAAATAAAATCCAATAATCCAATAAGAAACGGATAACGTTTGATACCGGGTTTAATGCATCTTTTCTGTGCATAAGACACGATTTCAATTATTTTTCTCGTATCAGCATCATTAGGATTAAAATCCTTGAGTGTTCCAAGCAAATATGCACCGCCATTTGCTTTAAGACCGTACACATAACGGGGTGTTTTATAGACAATCGCCATTAACTGTGATATTGTAATTGCCTTATAATCCTTATTTTTTCTCAAGGATTTATTTACATCCAAATAGAATTTAAGGAATTTTGCAGATAACTTATCTGAATCGGCAACGGTTGTGAGGGCAGAAATATCTGACCATTTAGTTACGGTTTCTGATGTGATTAAATCAAACGGTGTTCTATCCTCACTAATAGCATAATAAACACCAAGACCCAGAATTCTTGCAGCATTAATCGTATGCTGCCCCGAAATAACTTCAAGATTCGAATTCACCTTTACTATTTCAGGGACCCATTTTCCGCTTTTTTCTACGGAGTTAAGAATTTTTTTGACACCAGCACTAAGAACACCACGATTAGCATCATATTTTTTAAAGATGCTCATATCTTCGGTGTAATGGAGTTTATCGCTAACAAACCCGACAACCTTCACTTTTTTAGTGATGTGAGAGTAATCTTTTTTATCGAACTTATTTGTCAATAAAAAATTTGTTTCTGTGGTTGTTCTAATTCCACGAGTAGACTTTTTCTTGTTCGTTTCTTCTTGACCGTTTACAATGGGTGTCTCATTTCCAATAGAACTCAAATTTTTACTCATTTTTTATTTTTTTGTAAGATTAATAATAAATGAAAGAACTCTTTCATAAAATCGATTTTCGATTTCTTGTGCAAATATAAAACGATTTTTTATATTACAAAAAAAAAGTGCAAGAATTTTTATGTCAAATTGGCGAATGGCTAAATTTATTGGATTAACAATCGTTTTTCGATGATGTGTTCATATTCTGGATTAATTTCTGTACCAATAAAATTTCTTTTTAATGATTTTGCTGCTTTAGCCACAGTACCCGAATTTCCACACCAACTACAAAATCCATTACGTTTAACATATAATGTGTGGTTTGGTACTTCTACACAATAAACATTACCAGAATATTGTGTTTTACTAATATGTTTTGAAGGTTGAATTTCTTTGTTTTTTGATTTCCGCACATTTATTTCAAAAATGGGTGTTGTCGTAATAATTGGTCTATCACGAATCACACTATTTTTTTGTCTTATTCTCGTACTGGTTTCATATCCTAATTTCAAACATAATTCTTCAAATCCCGCACATAATTGTTTTGATACCGTATAATATACTATAGCATTACCACGAACTGTTCCATCCCCCAAAATCAAACCATCAAATAATGCATGCAATAAATTTGGAGAATAATTAAGCAATTCAGAACTAATGAATTTATTATATTTTGACGAGCCACAGTTTTCCAATATCCAATTAATAACCATAGGATTAAATTTAACCCTCATTTTTCTTTCACCGCACTTAGATATTTTATATCCATTTAGTCTTTGAATGATTTCATTCCATTTCGTACCTTGATTTTGACATATCATCACATTATTACTATATTCGCCATAACTTTTTCCACGAAATTTTTTTTCAATATATCCATCAGACAAATACATGCCTAATAAAAACATAAATGATTCATCAATATAAGAACTAATCGAGTTATCAAACGGTTCACCGCCAACCCAATTACCACCTATAGGTATTCGATATAAAGCATTTTTTAAATTTTCTGCTATAATAAATTCAGGTTTTCTTTTTTTCAAGAAATTGTTATGTGTTAAAACATACATATTATGATTAGGGGTCACTAATAAATCAGTACTTCGTGATTTAATTCTAATCATATCACCATTATATTCATAATTATAATATTTTGTGGGTTTTTGATATTCAAGAAATGATTTTTCATTTTTTGTCATCATGAAATCTGTTGATAATAAATCTTTGAAATATTTCCATCCATTATTTGTAAGAACTTCAGTTTTATCATCATAACATCCCAGAAACGGGTCGTAAACTAAACCGCCTTCATTTGTCCATGTTTTTATGTGGTCTTCAGCAAGTTTTTCTGGAAATATTGCGGGATGTTCATATGCAATATCGTCATTACCACTAAATCCCTTTCCCGTCACATATGTCCAGATATTTAATCTTGGACTGAAATCTGGGATGGGTTTGAATTTTTTCTTTTCAACAAGATTGTCTGATTTATTTCTATCCGTTTTTACTTTAGCAAAATTAGTTGTACCTGCCCAGCGATTAGGTTTATCACAAATAAGGTTTGCTATTGCAGGTGCGCCTTTTGAAAACACGAACATATATTCAAATATTTGTGTATAACGTTTACCATTATGTCTTGCTGGAAATGTTGTGGTATTTTTCTGGAATATCATAGTATCGTGTAAACGTAATCCACATTCATCTTTAAAATACAGTGCTTGTTTAAAAGAAGTTCCAGTTTCAGAACCTTTAATAGTTGCATCACCAACAACCCATACAATCACACCGCCCGGTTTTAATTTTTTTGCTAAAAGCTGTGCAATTGTTTCGAAATCAAAACAATAATTATTATTATAACTTCGAATGTCATCGTAAGGGGGAGAAGTTAAGACTAAATCAATGGTGTTGTTAGGAATTCGATTTTCTAAAGTATAAATGCAATCTTCAATATAATAGTGATTTAAAGCATTATTAATATCAATCATGTTAATTCATGTGCAATAATATAAATGTTATTTTGCTCAAAAATATTGAAAATTTTTGATAGATGCAAGACTATTTCTTAGATGATATCGATTTGTTGACCAATTAAATCAACAATATTTTGGGGTATTTTACCGTGTGTCCATTCGCCTTCAACACCAAATTCATCCACCCAGAATACCATTGATTCTTCGTTATCGATTTTTTCAAGCGCATTTGGTGAAAAATAAAAACTGTGGTGAAAATCGTTTCTTTTTGCTTCTTCGTAAGTATGCACTTCTTCAATTTCACCATCATAAACACTGGCAATTCCAATCCAAAATCGTTTGCCACCTGCTTTTAATTTCCCATGATTTTTATTTTCACGAAAATTTTGAATTTCTTCAAATATTATATTCTTTATTGACAGCATTAATTAAAAAGGTTTTTCATCGCCATCATAGATTAACTTGGTTGCGATTTTTTCAATCCATTCTTCAGATTTTTCGTCAAACATATCCAAGTCAGTACTTCCGATTTCCGGGAATTCCGGGTCTGAATATTGTTTTGGTTCTAAAAGTTCATAATACAATTCCATTTTCTTTTCAGAGGGAAGGTTAAATGCTTCAATATACTTATCAATGAGTTGCATTGGTTGAAGTTTTTGAAGTTGTGAAACCATATCATCGTATTGCATTTTCTTTGTAGAAAAATCCTGATTAGCCTTATCGTCTTTTTGCTGCTGAATATTTTTTGTTTTATCTTCAGGAGATTTTAAGTCCTGCATTAATTTCTGAAATGTTGCAAGGTTTCTACCTTTTAATATTCTTGAAAAAACCCTTTCGAGTTGTCTTGGGTCTTTCTTATATTGATAAAACATTTGATTATATCCTAAATCTGAAAGAAATCGTTCGAGTTTTTGTGTATTTGGTGCTTGTTCAATTGCTGGACTCACAAAGTCTTCATTAAGAGTATGCATTAAATTGAATGTTCTTTCTTTCGATTCATTAAGGCTAAGTTTCTTCTTCATCTTATAAGTATTTTTTATAAATACTTGAACAATATGCAATGTTGAATAGATACATTGAAATTGTATTCACGAGAGTTTTATTTTGCGCAAAGTATCGTTTTGTGGTACTTATTGCAAAAAATCACTCTTCGTTTCGATAAGGTTTACCTCTTTTTTTCTCAGCTTTTCTTTTGAACTTTAAAACTTTGTTTTGATTTTTTTCTTTTTTTGAGCGATATGGACGCTCCATTTCATCGTCTTCCACATCAAGCTGGAAGTTACGAACCGAGTAATTTTTCGACATTATTATCGTTTTATGATACTTTGATAGAAAATTTACTATTATTTTTATTCGTCACGGTTACAATAACAAGGTAGTTTATCTGTTCCGCAATATTTACAATAATCAGAAAACAAGTCAATGCGTTCATCTGCAGTAAATTCTCCAAGCAGATATTCAACAGCATCAAACAAGTTTTTAAAGTTTAATATTGTTTGTGATTCAGGAGTGTTAAATTCGATTTTAACTGTACCCTTTTTCATTGATATTTTATTATAAATACTTTATTCCTTACTTTCACTAATTGTTGGTATGCAAGTTGTTTCTGGGCGAGTTGCACATTCTCCCCTACTTGAAATTTGAGCACAGGTCAATCCGTTTCGTGCTGCTTCAAACATTTTATCTGTATATAGCGTATTGAGTCTTTCAATCGCTTCTTCACCGCCAAAAATTCCACCATTTTCGATGTTGCCATCATCGTAAGCAGATGTGAGAGTTTCCAGCAGTATTTTTCTTATTTCGTCTTTCATGGTTTAAACTTTTATTTCATATCCACAAATTTCGCATTTTTCGTAGCTATAATGGCTGTCATTACCACTACTTCTGAATGCAGATGTTCCATCCGGGTTATTATGAGTACAAACCTTCTGTAACGCAGCAACAGCATGCATAAATTCCATTGCCTTATCTTCAGCAGCTTTTGCTTTTTTTCGAAGTTCATCAATCACACTGGATTTATTTTCAATTTCCAATGTTGCTAAAGAGTCCATTGCTTTCTTGTGGTCAATTGAAAGTCCACGATACTTTGCAAAATTTCTGTTCAGTTCTTCAATTGTCTTTTTCATCTTTGCATCATTAACATGTTTGCGAAGTGTTTCGCTAATTTTTTCTTATTTTTCTCAAAAAATTCGTCAGCATCGTCCGAAAGATTCCAGAACATGAAGCCTTTACGTTTTTCAATCTTTTCCATAGCAGCAACATTGTCATTATGACAATGTTTACTGAATGAAAGCCAAAGAGATTCACCCAATTGAATCACGCCTTTTTCATCTTCGTATGTGTAGTACAAAATACCTGTTGGTTTTGTTGAAAACATATAAGCCTTAAAATAAACTTCACGTGTTGTCATATAAAAAATATTAAGTGTTACTATTGTTTTCTGTTGTAAGTGTGGTACAGCCACCTTCCAATGTTATCGTATTGTCACCACCGGGATTTGATACCGATAATCCTTCTACGGTCATTAGTGGCATTTCACCAAGAGTTGCTTTCGCACAAAGATTATTGTAATTGATTTCATTGACTATATTCTGTTGTTCAGCAAGTAAATCCTGAGTTTCTTTAATCCTTTTCGGTTTACCAATGTCTTCGGTAATTTCATGTGGATAACTTTCGTTTTGAAGATAAACCTGTTCACCGCATTTGTTACATGTGTGAACATATACTGAATAAAAATTGTAATGAAATGCAGTTCCATTTGCAATAAGCAAACCTTCTTTGCACTTATTACAAACTTTATCAATCCGATAGGTTCTAACCTGAGTTTTTATTAGTGTCATTATTCTACAACTTTACCGTTTCTCATTACATAAAAATCCCTACAACCTTCGAAGTAATTATCGTTATCTTCGATATATAGTCCGAACTTTTCGTCTTTCTTGACGATAGCTCCATAATCACCATAGTATGATATTTCAGGATATTGCTTCATATTCAACGTATGGATATTTTATGTTTCTGAAAGTTTCGCCATAACCGCATTCAGGATTATTACATATGTGCGGAAATAGTGGCGGGTCGGTGGTTAATACCATCCTTGTTGGTCTTAGATATCCTTTTCCACATTTCGGACAAAGAAAATCCACCTTAATCGTTTTGACTTCCTTTCTTTCTTCCATCGTAATTCAATTTTTGCCTTATTAATAAATTTATTCTGTTTACAACCACTCTTTTATGTATCCATGAACATTCAGTACAATCCCAAATTCTTCTTCTGCCGACTTTAAGATATTTTCCAAGCTTTTCGTTTTTACATGGATAAAATGGGCAAAAACAAAAAGTACAGTCTTCCAATTCTTCGTGGCAGGGAAAGTACTTGCAAGCTCTATTTACTCTCAGTATTGACATCTTCAATTACCGTCCATCTGTAAATTGAATTATATGTCCTGAATGTGTTGGTATCAATTACTTCCTGAACCATACTGGTTCTCCAAAAAGTGCCCACCCAAAAACATTCACCCACTTTTGGCTTGGTATTAAATTCACCTTCAACCACGTGACCAACTTCAATGTTATTGGGATGTCTGGCATCTGGCAATTCGTTCAGTTTTTCCAGTTTAATTTTCATCGTGTTTTCCAATTAGATAGCAAATATACGCAATATTTTTAAAATAGCAATTGTTTTGTGACGAGCATTCAAAAAATTTTGACGGAAAATAAAAAATGGATACCTTTTGAGTATCCATTTCGTATCCATAAATATCCGCATTATTCCTCTTTCAATTTCTTTTCAAGAATTTTTGCAGCCTCTTCAAGTTTGCGAACCAAACTATTTTCATAAAGTTTTTCAACAACTGCATTACCGCACATAAATTCAATGGTTGAATCGTTGTACATTTCTAATACACGGCTATCTTCATCCATATAATTTATTTGGCTCTGGTCAAACATTTTTTCAACCACTGTCCAATCCCACATTTCTTCGATTACTGAGTGATTGTGCATTTCATCAACCTTGCTCATGTGTTTGAGTCTGTCGGCTTTAGATTGGTCAAGCATTTCCATTATATTTGCGTCACCTTTAAGCATTGCAATGCGTGAGTGCTCAAACATTTTTCCAACCCTTGCTTGTCCAAAAATTTTCATGATTTTTGAATAATCTCGCATTTCTTTGATTTTTGCAAATCCCCAAACTTCCTCAATTTTTGAATTATCACAAAGTTTGTCAACAAAACTTTCATCTGTCATTCTTTGAATTTCAGAACTATTGTCAACAATTTTAATGTGCGAGTTATCATACATTGCGAAAATTACAGAATGTTTTGATTCGTCAATAACAGCATTTCCAGCGAGTATTGCACCTTCATGCAATAATAATTGTTTACGACCCTTAACTATCATCGAATTGATAATATTTTTGAGATTGTTGATTGCCGTTTTCTCAACTTCAGATGTAAACCAATGTGGGTATGAAACCTCTGCATTTCTTAAAACATATTCATTTACCTCATCAAGTCTGTGACCATCTTTTGGAACAAAAACTGCTTTAAAATACGTTTTTTGTTTTTCATCTTCAGGAGTAATGTATTTATTCACCAAATCTTTATGAGAAGTAGCGAATATGTCATAAACGATATTACCATCGTTTTTCGCCAGTATTAATAAGAAATCATTCAACATATAGTATATTTTCACATAAATACTATTCAATGAAATAATTAACCATTAGCTGGTTCTTCCTTAAAGAGAACAAGTTCCGTTTTCAAAATTGCAGCCAAAAAGAAATATGTGACAATCATTGTCCAAGGATGAAAAATTGTTAAGAAAACCCACATAAGTCTAATTCCAAGTGGGTTAATGTCTGGGTCAATCCATTTTGCAATGCCACCACAAACACCGCAAAGTGCCCTTTTTTTTGTTTTTCTTAAAATAGCCATGATAGTTGAGATTAAATAAAGTAATTTTATTTAAAGACTCAGTAAAAATTGAAGTGATGCATTAACTGCCAAGAATAATTTTTGAAACTAATATTCCAATAACTGTTCCAACAGCACTGCCAATTGTAAATCCAATCCATTGTGCAATGCTGTTTGCATTTGATTTAGCTATTCTTCTTACAACGAAAAATGATATGCTTGCCACGACAATATCGGTAAGTACCGACCATAGATAATTTGCTTGCGCTATTGCTCTGTAATTGATGCTAATAACAGCAAATGATGTCATTTGTGCGCCAAATAAAACAATGCCTTCTTTTATGTTATTTAATGTGAGTTTTGTCATATTTATCTGAACCACACTTATATAAATACTGTGAGGGTTAAAAAAGTATAATTTTTTATAAAAATCTATGAAATTTCATTTAAATTCGCTATATTTGTTTGTAATATTAATTGCCATGTTTTATGACGATGATGATGAGATAGAAGATGCGAGAATGGATGTCATTGAAAGAGCAAGACAAACCAATTCTGGCACAAAAGAAGAAATTCAATTATATGAGCAACTTTCCCTTGCTCTTGGTTTAATTAAGAATGATAAATTTCGTGTTGAAGGAAGCCGAATATGTAATGGAATTGAATTCAACATCGCAACGCCATACCCAGATGGATTACCTGAAAGTGTAGGGTCAATGTTTTTTAATCTCAGTACTGACTATTCGGTAAAGATTCGTGAACTACCTTTATATGCTAACTCAAAAAGAATTTATTCTTCAATCAATACTAATGGGTTGTGTTCCAGCACTAATGAAATGAATTTTGAAATTAAAGTAAAAAAAATCTGATTTTTTTGTAACAAATTAAAAATTTTGTCGTATAATTGCAAAAGAAACGGACGGCAATCCAAGATGGTTAAGCCTAACGTAAGGTTGCAAAAGGAAACGTAAACTTCCTTCGCTGGGGTAAAAGTCCCCACCGTCCCGGTTCATTGAAATAAGAGGGTATGGACGAATTGGTAGAGTTGCCCGTCATGCAGACGGGAGTTCCGTTGTGATGTACAGCACGTTAACGGAAAGATTGGATGCGAATTTAATGAATGAGTGCGCAATTGTTTGTTTTTGAAGTGTCCGGTCTTCGTGGGGGTTCGACTCCCTCTGCCCCCACAAACTGTTTGGGTTCTGCTTCGGCAGATGGTGGTTCTTTAATAGATTGCATAACAAATCCGATGGTGCGGGAATCTGGCTCAAATATATAATGCTTAACAATGGTCGATATGTTCCCGCACCTGCCTAAACTTTTAACTTAAAATTATGGACAACGTAGGTGAAAATGTAAAATTCGAAGTGTCGATGACACAGAAATTTCCCGCAGAAAAGGGCAAATATCCAATCATTGATGTTCCAGCCACAGGTAAACCCGATTGGTTTGAAGGTGCACGTACAATGATATTTGTATATTCGAAGCATCACGGTAATTTTATTCTTCGTGGTTTCCGGGGAGAAGTTGAAAAATATCTCAAAAAACATTACACACATTATTTCTGCTATATTTCAATGTGGAGTGAAGGTCGTTCCAGAGGACATTGGAAATTCTGGAAAGAACGTGTTTACATTTTTGAACCACGTAGAAGCAGAAGGCGTTCAGACAGGCGTGACAAATATACTGTTCACAAGTCTGGTGAGGGTGGAGTTTATAAAGACTTCTCTGACCTGAAAAAAGAAAAAGAGGTTAATCTTGTTTTCAAGAGATTACCGAAACGTTGGATACCGGAATTTGATACGCTTTAACACATACCATCATGTTAATACAAGAAAGAAAAATCAATTACGAGACAGCAAAACTTGCAAGAAAATGTGGCTTTGATGAATATTGTAGTCATCTATGGGGCGTATTTGATGGATATGAGGGTTTACACCACTATGATAATCATAACAAGTCCAATCCTGACATTTGGTTTACAGCACCAACACAATCACATCTTGCCAAATGGTTGAGAGATATGCACAATCTTCAGGTTTATGCTTATTCTTCCACAAAGAACGGAAATGGAGAATATCGTGATTATGTTGCTTATATTAATGGTATACCACAAAATGATGCACGTGATGAAGAATACCAAACATATGAAGATGCAATGGAGTTTGGCTTACAGAAAGCATTAGAAATGCTCGGAAAATAAGAAAAAATTAAAAAAAATAGTCACTTTCGTTTACGAAATTCTGTTTTTAATTCTTCGTAACAAACACCACCCCATTTTTCTTCTGCTTTAAAAGCACGTTTTTCGTGTGGATGATTTTCATATACATAATCATTGTCCGGGCACACTTTAAACATTTTTTTCTCAATTTTTAAGTATTCTTCATTGTTCATAAGATAATGCTTGTATTCGTGTATGACTGTTGCACATAAATCTCTATATGATGAAATTGTGCCCAAATATATGGTAATTAATCCATCGCCATAAGTTCCACGCACACCTGATTCATCGGCATAGTACTCTGAAGTTCCTTTTGATTTATATACTCTAAGTGACGGAAAATCGTCACAATACTTTGATATTCCAAAATTTGAGATGCACCATTCTAAAATAAGTAGGACTTTTCTTCTATTTGCGCTTTTCAACATATTCGTCAACAATTTTCATAAATTCAAACTTATATGGATGCAGCCTATTAGCATTATTGAAAATTTGTTGATATTTCTCCGGGAATTGTCGATAAGCATCTGATTGTACAAATACATTGGTACTTTCATTTCTCTGTACAGCAATAAATTCATCGGGTAATTCATGCATATAATCAGTATCCAATCCTTGGGGAACAATTCCTTTTTTTGCAAGTTCTTCCAGAATAATTTCATGTGCGCCATAATATGTTTTTGCAACATAAAAATCGCCATTTTGCATTAAAATTCCTCTTGCAGTTTTACCGATACCTTCAAGCGACCTTGGATTTTTATATATTGGAATTGCGGTTTCTAATTTTCTTCTACCCCAATCAGTTGTAACATAGCCAATCACTTCTGCGTCTACTTGCTTGGCTTCTTTATTTGGGTCGCCAGCATCTATACCGTGATATTTTTCATAGTACTTATCAGCGATGCTTGGTTCATCACCCATTTGCCAATCAGAAAAAAAGTTCTGGACTTCTTCTTTTATAACTTGAAAAACGGAACGTTTCATTAAAAGTTCTTTTTAATAAATACGTTTCAATCAGATGAATTACTCTATTTTCGGTGCAACACTTATCACTTTAGGAACTAATTTAGCTCCATTACATGCGGGACATGTTTTTTTTCCGGCAGTTGAACTTGGTTCAGGAATTGTTCCCATGCCGTGACAAATATAACATTGCACCAGTTCTGTCTTGGCTTCTAATACTACTGGCTCAACATCCTTTTTTTCTGATGTTACATAATCGCTAATATCTTCAATTAAACTATACTGAATGTACAAACTTTCTTTGAGTTCCCACGTTTCGTTTCCACTGTCCCAACGAATATGATATGCCTTATCTGTAATTAAAAGAATTTTTGCTGCAAATACGCTACCATGATTGCGTAAAAGCAAGTATGTGTGACCCTTTTGTAAATTTCTAAGTTCAGTATCCATGTTGTTAATCAAAATATCCAATTATTTTTACTGTTTTAGGGTCACAAAGAAGTTTATATTCTTTGCCTGTTTCATCTTCAACATGAACAACTTGCTTTTTATTTACCAACGGTTCACGATGATATGTTTTCCCCTTTTTCCCGGTTTTGGTTTCTACCAGATAACCCGGATTTCTATCTGTACTCATAAGACTGATTTTAAATCATTTTGCTTCTTACCAGCCACAATTACAACATTAATCTCAGGTTTACCCCAAACATTATTTACTTCTTCTTTTTTTTCGTTGTAATAGATAATTTCAAATCCATCTGTAATTAATTCATCAAAGAGGACTTGTAGTTCTGGTAATGTTAATTTTTCTTCAATTCTTTTATATTTAATGAATCTTTCCATTTAGAAAATATCTTTTCCCAAATATAATAAAATTTGGATTGGAATGCAAGTCTTTTAGTATTTATAAGAAAATAATTTAATATAAAACAATACTATCATGGGCGCAAAAAAAGACAGAGACTTGAAAGTTTTAGACCACAGAGCTAAGAAATTTAAACAAAAAGTTGCAGAAATGAAAAAATGTGGCATTTCACAGAAGAAAATTGATAAAATGGAAGAAAAGCAAGCAAGATATGAATTGTGGCTCGAAGAAGTAGAACAAACGGGTGATTATTAATTAGATACGAAACTACAAATGGAAGTCGGCAATCTTTGGTTGCCGATTTTTTTTCTCCATGAATTGATGTGCAAACCCTGCCTCTAAATCAGTACCAACCATATTGCTGAGATATCTTTCAAGTTCATCTTCAATGTACTGAAAAAATTCATCAATTGTTTGTGTAATCTCAGATTCTCTTTTTATTTTCCCATCCAAATATTGTGACCTAACAATTGTTGCTGCCCACGCTTTTTGGTCTTTATGTTTTTCATTATGATTTGTTTCAATGTGTTTGATGGCAATATCTAATACATATGCTAAATATGGAATTTCCTTTTTATTCTTAGTTAATTCCAATAAGGGAGCGTATTTTTGAATAAGTCCGTTTATTTCTTCAACACTTTTATTTGTTAAATCTATCATATGCGTTTTTTGAAATTTGACAAATCTGAACATTTCCTATAAATTCATCTAATTCTTTCGCATTTACATAACTCATCATATTACGTAAATAATGCTCGAAATTTTCAACCCAACCACTCAGGTGATATTCTACTCGTCTGATTCTTACAACGCCTTCAGAAGTCTTAAAACTGGTCTTTCCCATTGCTTTTTGCGCTTCCTTGGTACTCATACCTCTGAAATATTTCTTTATTGGATATCCTCTGTCAAAAAGTTTCTCTGCAAAATTTTTGCTTAATTTAAAACCGTAAAGATAGTTATCTGCAGCACTTTCGAATGCTTTATTGAATATTGAGCCAATCATGACATAATCAGCACCAAGTGCTAATGATTTTATCACATCGGAATAATCTTTCATTCCACCATCAGCAATAATTTCCGGGGGAACTATATCAACATCATCGCTTTCAAATTCATTTTTTATTTGTTTGATTTCATGAATTAGCGATGCCATTGGATAACCAATTCCAGACTGCTTCGTTGTAAGACAACCATTTCCATTCCCAATACCAATTCGAATATAATCAACGCAGTTATTTTGGCAATACCAGCGATATGTCTCAGGATTGGCAATATTGCCAACCATAATAATAATATCCGGTCTTAATCTTTTTATTTCCCGGCAATAGTCAACGATTTTTTGCATATGACCATTGGCGATATCAATTAATATGTGCGCATTTTTATGGAAATCTTTAAAATTGGTTTTGTAATATTTATCCAAATCCTCAAAACCCATACTTACAAACACCCCTTTATCACTTTTCGACCCACTCACGATTTCACGTGCCAAAAATTGGTCATATTTAATTGTACGTGGAAGTGTAACGTGAATCCCATTTTCCAAAAAAGTATTGAAATTATCAAGATTTACCACAGTATCCATTGGTGCGGTAAATAATGGAAGTTTTTTTGGAAGTTTAATATCTTTGTATCTGCTTGTAACGTGTGTGTTTACACTTGGAACGATGAGGATATCATCAAAATCGAATTTAGCTTTTATATTTTCCATTTTTACGGTCTAAGAAAAAAAGAAGTGTGTGCTTTTCTCGAAATGAAATTGATGGTAAATGAGGCTTGAGGTATGATGCTTAAATCTTGATAATCATGAGAGCATAAATCTTGAAAACTCAATGTCATTATCTTTTACCATAATTGTCAGAACGCAAATCTTGCGCAGAATCAACTCACTAAGTTACTCAGCACAACACTCCAGTTGTATTATTCGGCTTTTGGTTCTTCGATGAAAGGAATTTTTTCATCTTCACCCGGCTCATCCCAAGGAATTTCGGTGGTGTAGTTATAAGTGTCGATTTCTTCCTGAATTGCATCAACACGCTTTTGGAAATCAGCAACATATTTATTGCGGGTTTCGTCATCAACCTGTGCCTTATATTCCCTCAGAGACTCAGAACCGAATCTTCCGGCTTCCTGCATACCTTCTGTGGTATTTACGCTATTCCAGAAAGCAATTAATGCTTTGTATTCAGCGATAACGTATATTTTTGACTGAATTTCACGATTTGCCTCATTGATTGCAAATTTCAGACCAGTGAGCAGGTCGATTTTGCCAACAAGTTCATCGTAAAGCTTCTGTACGTTATATTTTTCAGGATTTAATGAACCCACCATGTATGAGTTCTTCTGTTGAATCTTCGATTTCAACTGAGCGATTTCGCCAATGAGTTTTTTTCTTAGCTTTAATGCTTTGTAAAGTTTCATATTCTTATTGTTTATTATTTTCTTCCGGTAATTTTTCAGTATTATTCTGTTTCGGCTTTAAGTACATATAAATTAAAACGGCATAAAGCAAAAGGTCAAGAATGATTGACCATCTCAAATCTTCAATGGAGTATCCCATGCTAATACCAATAGCACCAATCAAAAATCCCAATACTAATCCAACAGCAATTGGAATTAATGATAGCCATCTCCATCCACGATTCCAAGCAATGATTGTTAAAATGATTTGAAATATAGTTCCCATGCTTTTATTTTTTCAATGCAAGTATAAGCATATTATTTTGATTATGCAAATGTTTTTAAATTTTTGTTTTTATTCTAAAATCAATTGACCAGCCGTTTGGCATATACATTGGGTTCATTGTATCGATAAAATGATTTCTCCACAGCTTAACAAACTCTTCAATTTTATCTTCAGTGTCAAGTTTTTGTACTACATGATATCCGTGGTCGTAATATTTTCTATTTTCTTCTTTAAATACGTACATTTGCGTCAAATGTTCCTCTTTCAGTAGGAGATATAGTTTATACATTTGAATGTAACTGAAGCTTCCTATTGTGCTGTAAGGGATATTGGTGTGTTCCGATATAAAACGCAATTTTTCGAATTTTATTTCATCAGGCATTTTTCCATATGATTTAAATAGTGAATGAATTGCATTCAGCAAAATAGAATTTCCTTTGCCTCTCTCACGTAAATTTCTGGTATATTCGGCATTAAGTTCGCTTATTGTTTTCACCCCATACATTTCGGCAATAACATCTTTATATTCATTTGCTTTTTGCTCGTATTCTGAATGTATTTCGTGATTAACAAGCACCACATCGTGATGATTTTTGGATTTGTATTGTTCCGGGAAGTAAGAACGGTAGCAGTACGGCACAATATGATGCCGTTGCAGTCCTTCTTCCATCCCGGTTACAACACATCTGGATTCACGGATACTCCGACCAAATTCTTCGTTATCCTCAAAGCCATTTCCTTTTGGAACAAAAGTGAGTTCAATTTCTCTTTCACCAATTTGTTTGGCTAATTCTCTTTCCAAATACCAGAACGCCTTCTTCTCACCACAAGTAAACATATGCCTTCCATTGGGGTGGAAAACGAGCCAGTTTTCAGCATTCAGATTTTTGCTTCCAACTTTAAGGATATTGTTCCTCTCCTTATTTTGACTAACGCTCCCCATTATAGACTTGCATGAATTTCTTGTATATTGTTTGATAATCAGCAGTTAAGATAAATGTTTTAAAATCATTGCCTTCGAATTGACTTTTGAATTTCGACATCGCTTCACCCAATTCCTTTCCTTTAAGATTTGGAAGCCATGACATTACAATATCACCATTAAATTTTTGCGATATGAACATATCAAGACTATCCTTTTCCTGCAATTCCTGAAGCTTATTTTTAAGATTCACTTCAGGAAAGAAGAAATCAATTGCGGTTATATATACTGACTTATCGGGATTAAAATCCTTTTTTGTCCGTATGTCATTTTCTTCCAGATAATTCAAAAATAAATGGTATGAGCCACGTTTACGGTTTCTTTTTTTATCGATGCTTTTAAGGTTTTCTATTTTAAACATTTCAGCATCAAAGTTTATACCGTCAATTGCAAATTTGAATATGTCTTCCAAAGTATCAAAGCCTTGCAAATATCTATCATAATTGTAGCCACCAAAATCAAATATTCTTTTTGCATCGGTAGTCAATAATATATCAGCAGAATTTGTACCACGAAAGTTCCTGTACTTATAGAACAATCCGTCCCATCCATATGACAATCCAAATTTGTGGAAAGTTTTACCCATTATGTTTCCAAGCGGGTCGTATGAGTAATAGGTTTGCGCTATTTCCCATTTATCTTCCTTTATTGGAATAAAGTCAACTTGGAAATTTTTGTAATCGAAAGAATATACACCACCATTGTTGTGTATAGCTTGCGGTTGCAATCTATATGCTATGAATTCTCTCCAAGCTATTTGCCTGTCTTTTGGCATTTTTATCAATAAATCCAAATCACCATGTGTTTCTTTAGTGTGGTAACACTGAACCACAGTACACTCCAATGCCAATTCGGTAAGCACCTTATTTTTCAATTCAGTACCTATCTGCTTGAATTCGTCAGTATTTTTCCTTTCGGTGAATACACCGTACTTATTTAATGCTTTACCGCCCATTACTGATTTGTTTTTGCAATTATACGAAAAACAAATCAAATTGTTACATGTTTTTTAAAAAATTTTAAAGGATATGATATTTTCACTTATTTCTGGTTCTGAGAACGACCAATTACCGCTTTCTTCTAATTCATCCAAAAGTTGTTCAATAAGTAAAATATCTTCATCGTATGCATCTTGCAATAATTCTTCTGAACTTGAAGATTCGAAGTCAAACAATGGCGCATCTTCATCTTCGTCATCATTAGGAACAATAATCTCAACTTCTTCTTCATCAAGATTATATGTCCAAATTATGCAATTTCCATGTAGTGTCAATTCACCATTTAAATCTTCGGGGAGAAATTTATTTTGAATCTCTTCAAACAATTCGCTGATATTCATATCAATAACATATTTATGGTAGAAATAATTTTACCATAAATAGGAGAAATTTTTCGAAAAGACATTAAAGCGCAAACAAAATAAAGAAATAAATCCCTAACATTGCAATGTTACCAATCATTGTTGTAGCAATATCCCAATTGTCTTTTTTCTTGTCTAAAGATTCTTTTATTTTTGCAGCAATAAATGTAAATAACATTGAATTAACGACCACTACATATGGATGCCATAATCCAAATGTAAGTATACATAGCATGGTAATAAACACCCCAATGCCAAAGTGTGCGACTCTATCTATACCAATTTTTTCTATCAATATGTGGTATAGTTTTATTATGGAATTCTTAATTCCAAAATACATTTTATCTAATAACTTTCCCATAACGTTTATTGTTTTCTACTTCGCTTGGACTACCACTTAATTGACTTAATGCACGAGACCCCCCTTCAACAAATAATGCAGCCAAATCTGAACGTTGGTGGACAACATTTAATATTTGGTCGAGAAGTGGAAGCTTTTCTTCAGGAGTTCTGGCTTTTCTCACTCGTGCCAACAATGTTGTTAAGCCGGGTCTACTGCCACCAAAATCACTAAATCCATAATCACTAATTTCTTTAACGTAGTCCCAGAAATCTTCCTTATCTTGTTCGGTGTAGCCATATTCCTCAAAGTCATCATCGGGGTCTACTGGTGTATGCCCAGATAATTCAGTATTAACATATAATTTTAAAATGTTTTCAGTAATAATATCTTCAATCATTTCCAAACCAATAGTATCTCTGACAATACCCATTCTCATGAAATCTTCCCAAATTTTTCTTAATCTTGGAAATGGTATTAATCTCCAAGGCTGTTCTTTTATTCCACGTTTTTTGTGTTCAAGAAAACCAGTTAAAATATCTGTTTTTACTTGGTCAAGTTTATCATATAAATCCCAATCAGTATCATCATCGTTATATTCACGAATAAATTTACTAAGTTCTTCTTTAATGATTTTATTGAGTTTATTCACAGTGCAATCCTTTTTTATAAATACAAAAAAAGCCGGAAAATATCCGGCTTTAAGCATTAACCTCAAAAATCATTGGTGGATTCACGCACATATAATCTTCATCCAAATTAGAAGCGTTAATAAATGTAGTGCTCTCAATAATTTTTTTACCATAACTACCATGAATGTGACCGAAGATGTGAACCTTTGGTTTAATTCTTTGTATCACTTCAAAATATAGTGAAGGTGAACCAGTATGTTTTAAATCATATATGCTCCAATCTAAGATTGTATATGGTGGGCAGTGTGTGATTAATACATCCGTATCATCAGGAATTGCTTGCCAATGAGGAACTAATTTATGTTCTGGTTTATTGAATGCCCAATTCATAAAAGGCAATTGAACTGGCGTTCCCCAGAATTTAACCCCATCCAACTCAACACCAGAATCTTCCAAATAAATTACGCCTTCTGGAACTTTTTCAAGTGCTAAAAGACGATGAGTTTCAAAAAGCCAATCATGATTTCCTGCGATAACTATTTTATATTTATATGGCAATTTAGAATACCATTGCATAAAATTCACAATCTCATGACTACGACCAACAGATGTGAAGTCACCAGCATGGATAATAACATCTGCGTCCGGTAAATTTGCCAGACGCTTATGTTTATTGTGTGTATCAGATATGATGCAAAGTTTCATTATTTACACTGCTTACCATTTTTGCCGTTCTTCTTAACGTATTTTGCGTTAACTAATTCGCAAGTTAAATTATTAATACAAATCTCGATATTTTTAAAAACCTTTGAACTGAAAAGGTATTCAATTAAATTCTCAGAATAATAATTCAATTCGAATTCATAATGTGTGTTTCCATCACCGTACCAAATAACATTTACATCGAGCATAAATGTGTCACCACTTCGTTGTATTGTTTCTGGGAGTTCGGAAAATTTATCTATTATTTCACCACCAACATTATTTTTTTCGAGATATTTAAGAAACTCTTGTTTCGTATATTTTTTGGGTTTAATATTTACCATAATTATTTAATAATTTTTACAGAATCTCTACTAACTGGTTTTACAATTATTGATGGTGTGTATGATGATTGTTTTGCTTGCTCGATTCCAGTTTCTAATTGTTTCATTTGTTGCATTGAATTTAATTCAAGTACGTTTTTTAACAAATCTTTGTTTGTTTTACTATAATCAATAATTAAGCCAAGTTGTTTGTTGTTGAAAACTTGAAAATCCGCAAGTGCTTTATAATTGTCATCATAAACCTTATTTATTCTTGCATTAACTTCTTCAAAACCCGCTTTCATTTCTGCTCTTAAATCAACCATTGCTGCAGTATTCGCATCCAATAGATTTTCAAGGCTATTTAATTTATTTAAACGATTTGCGTTTATTTGTCCAAATGTGAATGACACAATCACTGCTGTGCTTGCAACACCAATGACCCATTTCAATAAAAGTTTCATTTTTGAAGGCTTTAATTGAACGTCATCAACAATATCCACCAATATGTTACTCATAATTTTACGTATTATTTACCGTCTATAAATACCTTATGGACGGTTATAAGTCGATGCAGAATTATTAAAAAAATGTTATTTAAGTAACGGCAAATCTTTCAATGAATTAAGTCGCAGATGACCAACATTATGTCTAACATTCCAAGGTGCAGTATATAGATAAGTACATATGCCAGCATTGTTGAGTTCCACAAAATTATCATATGAATCGTCAATGAAAATTTGGACACCTGCTTCTTTTGCAATGTCAATTTTACTTGTTGCTTCGGCTATACTATATACACGTCTGGCAGGAAAATGATATTTATCAAGCCATGCTTCTGTTGTTTCAACAGGAACTGGTCTTGATGTGATGTAGCAATGCGGAATGAATGGCAAATCTACGGGCATTATTAGTGGCTTAACATTGTTGATGTAAAAATCACTAAGCGTGTTATTTTCTAACATCTGCTTAAATCTTTTACCAACCTTCCTATCCAAGTACCAAGAATTTGGTTCAGACAACACATCAGGATATAATTCACTCCATGCCGTTGTCCAATCAGCAAGAACACCATCAATATCAAGTCCGATTTTTGGAAGCTTCAAATATCTTTTCGGTCTATCATCACCTTGCGGAAAGGTATAATAAAATGCATTTAAGAAATGAACGTTGCATGCTGCGTGTGCAATATGTAAACGTCCACTTTCCGGGTCATAATCTTCTCCAAGTTCAATAGCTTGAATATGTCTTTTGAGAGAAGCCAATACAGATGTCCAAGACAAACCATTTTCCCAATTACGGTCAAAATATTTATTTGCACCATCAGTTAAAACCTCAACAAAGTCTCTATATGCGTGTGGTTCAACTAAATCATATCTCAACTTTCCTTTATTGAGTCGAAATCCGCCACCTTTGCCTGTAAGAGCATCGCTGAAATCCTTTTCTTTTTTATTTTCTTCCTGTTTTTCCATTATTACTTGTTTAACTAAATTATCTTTTTCCATTTTATTCGAATATTTTTACACCAAAAATGTCTTGAAGTTCTTTAAATGGTGCTTCGTATTTCATCATATCTGTTTTGATATCATCATCAACAGAATAGACTTCCAATTCAGCCTCATCCATTTCAAAATCTTCTGTTGTTCTAATTTTTTCTTGTTTTGATTTTTTACGAATTGATGTCACAAACATAAAAATTGCACGAAGATGACCGGGTGGTAAATCAGGATGTGACACAATACGGAGAGAACCCAGAGGTTTAGTCGTTCCATTCTCACGCAAAATCCAACGTGCATCTACACGTAATTCGCTGATAAAACCTCTGAGTCTATCCCAATAAGTATTATTAAGGTCAATATTTTCCATTTTAATTCAATGGCTTGCCGTCCTTTTTGCATTCACAGTCAGAGCATGTGCATACTGATTCGTCAGTACCAGTAACTACAATTCTTTCCGGGCAACCGTGAATTTCCATTGCTCTTACTGCAAGTGCAGCAACCTTACGAAGTTCATGTGTTGCACCGACAGTATCAAGATGATATACTCTTTCTTTTGCCTTACTTACGTGATACTCAATGTAATTTATCCATTCAGCCACTGGCTTTTCTTCGTCAGGAGTTCCATCCATTTGTCTGCGTGAACCCCAATTTGCATCTTGGTAGTCTCTTTCACCATCAAGACGGTTGTAAATTTCTTTTCTTTCCATTTTTATTCCGTTTGTTAAGTTATAACCAGCATCACTGTAATTAGTGAGCATATTATTTAATTTAAATAAATCAAATTCGTTTGAATCAATGAATTTAATAATTTCATCAACATTAATTTCACCATAAAATGTCCAACTAATGTTAGGATATTTTATGTTCGGTTTGTTTATTAATTTTAATTCATACCCGTTCTTTTTTGAATTACTTAAACCAATTTTTAAATAATCTGGTGTTAATTCTTCAGGATGAAGTTTAATTGCATTCAACATTTGATTCAAATCAGTCCAGAAATGGCTATCTGGAACAACCTGCATGTAGTTTGCGCCTGTCATTTGATTAACGATTAGCTTTACGTGATGCTCTTTGTGCCCTGTTTTTACGTCTGCGTTCTTTACGGTAATCAGAACCAAACTGATTTACAGTAACGTTTGTTAAAACAGTTTTATTTTTTTCTTTACGTGTACCACCGAATTTTCTTGGAACTTCAATAATGTCTGTTGTTTTAACAGCAAACTTTGTAGGACGGAATCTTATTTTTGATTCTTTGAGTTCTTTAACAACAATTTCGTGTTTTTCATTGTCAGTTAATTCTCTTTCTTCTACCGTTCCGGTCTGTGGATTGAAAACCCGGTATATTTCCTGTTCACTATTTCCACTTAAAAATAATACATGAAATGTTGGAGATATTTTTATGTATTTTTGGGTAGCTCCGTCAATAGCACCCTCAATAGCTCCGTCAGTTGCTCCCTCATTTTTTAGTTCTTCTTGAACCTCATTTTCAATTTCTTCTGTGATTAGTTGCGGAAATTCATCGACTCTTCCTTCTTCTTCAATTTTCGGTGTATTGATTACACCTTCATTGTTTTCTGACATATTAATATGGTTAAAATAAAAATTATTTTGACGTAAAAATAAGTAATATTTGAATTAGATGCAAGAAAAAAGGGGGCGAACCCCCTTCTTTTTTTTATTCAGCATCTTTAACAGCATACTGTTTCAATAATTTATCAATATCATATTGATATTTCTTGAGTGGATGGTTTTCTTCAGACCATCGTGCTTCAATTTGTGAAAGGCTTTTACCTCTGGCAATACCATAAGCTGCATACATGATGCGTAATTTCTCACGATTTGCCATGTGCTGATATGTGGCATCTTTTGCCGACATTAACCTATCACCTTTAATGTGAACGGTTTTTCTCTGATTTTTGTAAAATTTCTGAATTTCGCTTGCTTTTTTAATAGCGTCCTTCATTGCTGCGATATTTATTTTAACTAAAGTTTCCATAATAATATGATTTTAAATTTATAATAATTTTTATACATTTTGTATTATACATTTTGTATTATACATTTTGTTGTATTTCGCATTATGCATTTCACATTTTGCGTTACGTAATTTACGTTACGTATTTTACGGAATTCAAATTATTATGGTGGTCTGATATTTACCTATGTATCTTTCATAACATTAATATTTTTCCATTTTTTACCTTTGTTTATTTCACATACGGTACTACAACTTATATTATATTTTTTAGCAATTTCTTTTTGCATCACACCAATTTGTAGTGCTTTTTTAATTTCCAATACGATGTTTGGTGTTAATTTTTTTGAGAAAATTCCTGATGTATATATATGTTTTGAATTTTCTGCATGTTCAATCCATTCCAAATTAGTTTCACGATTATCGGTTTTAATGCCGTTAATATGATTAACAATAAGATTTTTATTATCATTATTTTTAAATGTAATTGCAACCAATCTATGCACCCTATGTGTTTTTGCATTGTGTTCATAATCAGTTAATCTTACAACAAGATAATCACGAATAAAATTTTGACGCATTATTTTATCTGTATTGGGATATCCATGTTTTTTTATACGACCCATATTTGACACATAATATAATCCTTCATAGTTGGGTATTGATTTCCAAATTTCGTCTTTTAAATTGCTGGTATTTAAATTTTGATAAATTTTGCGAGCACTATTTTTATAATCTTGTGCATTTTTTTCTTTAACAATATTATCAATATCAACATTTATTTCACTTATTGGGATAAAACCATCTGTTGATTGATTTTTAACATCTCCATAATAATCGACAGTCTCAACATATGGATTACCAAATTCAAAATTAATGAAAATGAATTTACCTTTATACCATTTGGCTATACTGGTATTTCTGCAAGTACCCATGTAGTACGAACCTTCTTTTAAATTTAATTTATTTATCATAATTATAAATTTAATAATAAATACTTGAATTGCAAATAAAAATACCTCATTTGCGAATTATTGAAGTGCTAAATCTAATTTTTTTGTATGCAATTGCATTTCAGGCGTACCATAAAAACAAAAAGCAGTCATCTGGTTCTGAACGTCAGGCTCATAAAAAGCAATAACGTCAGCACCATAGTACTGCAATTTATTATAAAGGTCTTTGAGGGATTCTTCGTTATCGGTTGATAACGATATTAAATAATTGGATTGCTCTTTCCATTCAGCAAATTTGTCAGGAAATTGCTGTGCAAATTCAGCAATTGCATGCCCTGACTGGACGAGTTGATATCCCGGAGAGATATCTTTGCGAGTTACGGTTACTAATTTTACCTACTTCATTGTACTTTGTTTTTTAATAAATACTTAGAATTGTCGAAATATTTCATAACTAATTGTTTCGCTGATTTTAGATAAAAATGGTATCTTTATTGTATATATTATGCCATTATCAAGCTTACGTATCTTAAAATCTTTTTCAATGATAATATATTGATAATAATTTCTGTACTTTGTGAGTAAAATATATGTTTCCTTATCTACTTCTCCGTCACTTGTATTTTCTTTTTTTTCGAAACTTATTATATCGTAACTTCCCCATTCTTTACCATCAGTGTATGTTAATTTCAAAACTTTACCATCGAAATTTACACTAATTGGAGTTTTTAATGAAGTGAATTCGTAATCCCAAGTGTCTCCCAATATAATTGATGACTTTTCATTTGCCACAAATTTAATTGGTGATTGTCCAAATGAATTAAGAGTGATAAATAATATTGTCAATAATACCACGATGTTTTTCATAACCAAAATTTTGTTTAATGTTACAAATATACACAAAAATTTTATTCTACCAATTTAATTTCGAAGTATTTTTAAAAGTTTTTCCGTATCAACATTAGTTTGATTGATGTTAGATTCACGTAATAATAACCAAATTTTATGTATTTTTATTCTATTTGATATTATGTTGCGATTATTTTCTCCCATATAGTGAGTGGAAGAACCATCAATAAATAATGTAACTTCATCGATAAATTTAATCGTTTTTTCGGTAATATTTTTTATTGTGTTAATGTTAATTGGATTTAAACGCAGATTCCTAAATTCGACATTAATGTGTGCCGAAATATTATTTCTATATTTAATAATCGTATCAATTTCATCACTATTTATAAATTGTGTTATTTCATTTAATAAAAATACAAATTCTTGCTTTGATTTTTTTGGTAATGGATGTGTGGCTAAAGCATATAATTCATCATAATTATCAATGATATAATCATATATTTTTCTCATACAATATTTGTCATTACCACTCCTTCTTGCACGTGGATAAATTTTATGAATATCGACAATAATTAATTGATAGAAGTCTTCATATAATAATTGAATGTCTCTATATCCTTGTATCAAATTTAATTCTTCTTCGGATAATGAAATAATTTCATCATAAAAGTCAACATGATACTTTAATTTTAAAATAATCAACTTAATGTTATCTATCGCTTTTTTGAGATTAGCTTCAGTCATTTTGTTATTAATATGAATTTATTTTGTGATTCTGGTGGGATTCGAACCCACGATTTTGCAAGTTTTAGAGACTTGTGCGATAACCACTCTGCCACAGAATCGAGTTCATATACATTTATTTCAACAATACATTGCATTCTTTATACATATCGAGTATTTATAATAAACTCTGTTCGATATGGAAACAATTGCAAATATAATAAAAAATTCGAGAAATAGACTTGAAGTTTTGAAAAAAATTGGCTGGGATACAAAAACATATGGTTATCGTAAATTAAATAGATACATCAAAAATAACAATATCGACATCTCACATTTTGAAACAAAAAGTCAGCAATATATGAGAACAAGAGATTTGATATTATCATCGAAGAAAATACCGCTCGAAAAAATACTAACATCTGGTTCAACATATCAAAACACAACAAATCTTAAAAATAGGCTATATAAAGAAGATATAAAACAGCCAATATGTGAAGAATGTGGGCAAGATGAACATTGGCGTGGAAAACATATAAGTATGATTCTTGACCACATCAATGGTATTCATGATGATAATCGACCAGAAAATTTAAGAATTCTTTGTCCTAATTGTAATGCAGCACTTCCTACGCATTGTGGTAGAAATAGTAAGAGAAATAAAAAAATATTACAACTAAAAACAAAAGAAGAAAAATTTTTAAATAAAAAACTTCAATCTATTAACAGTAGGCTCAAAGAACGTCCAGTGCGTGAGAAACTTCAAAAAGATATTATTGAATTAGGATATGTTGCAACTGGTAAAAAGTATGGTGTTAGTGACAATTCGATTAGAAAATGGATTAAGTTTTATGAAAAATATGATGTACATTAATCATCTTCAAATTTAAATATCTTTTTTCTTATAATGGCGTAGTTTGCAAAGCATAAACACATTATTTTGAACTCTTTTCCTTCTTTAGCCACCTGATAGATGTATTTCTCACCTTCTTTTATCACACGCTGCAGTTCATTCACATTAATTCCCCATTCTTCCCTTTCTTCAGGTGTACTATTTTGCATTATATAATCATACCCGTCACAAAATCTATCAAATTCTGAGACCGGGTATGTTCTTTTCAGGAGTTCAAAATCTTTTGGCATCTAATTGATGAAATAATCGAGTTCACCAACCTTTTCGGTAACTGGTTTCATTTGGGTGAGTCCACCGTCCAGTATCATTATAACCATTTCGTCAAGCTGTTCACCCAACTGGTCTTGCAGTTCTTCCTGAGTTTTGTCAGCATCTGACACTTTGGCAAAGATTACTTCGTCAAATTTGTCATTTTTGACATATATCTTGCTGCTCAGTACCGGAACACCGTTTTCGTCCTTTTCTCTTTTGATTATGCCGTGAAAACACCTGTTCCAGTCAGCTTTCGCCATGAATATTTCGGTAATTTCAACTTTCATTTTCTTTTCCATTTTGATACTTATACGAAAAGGATTTAAAAATGTTACAAAAAGCACTAATAAATTAATGCTTCGTCAAACAATTTATTTTCAATGAAGATTTCAACTTCATGAATATCTTCAATAATTTGACTATAAACATAAAAGCGAATGCCACCAAATTTTAATTTAATTTGATGTATTTCGAAATCTTGGTCGAGTTCTGTGCAGAGTTCAAGAATTTCATCCAGAATATCCAACCATTCTGGAACAATCGGAGTGCCGATGCTAAACCCATACCATCCGTGTGGAACATAATCCGCATACTTTTTTAAGAAATATCCATCGGTTTTTTCAATATTATAATAGTATGTCGCATCGTCAGGATTCTTGTCTTTATAACGATAAAGATTTTTAATGCCATCGGGAAGTTTGATTGGCTTCAAATCGTACTTGGCAAATATTTGCTCAACATCATTTAGGATTTTCATGATATTCTCCTTTCTTATAAAATTCACATTGATTAAAGATTGGCAACATTTTATCTTTTTGGCTGACCATCAATCTTGCCTTCATTTTCCAATCAACATTTAATACTTTATCATCATATTTAATGCCAGTTTCGTGAGTGGGTGAATATTTATTATCCACCTTATATTGAAATATTGCGTCTTTGGATAATGTGATAAAGCCGTGTGCAAATCCTCTCGGAATAAATAAGCTTAATTTATTTGTACCATCCAAAATAATCGATACCCACTCACCAAATGTCGGAGAATCGACACGTATATCTACCACAACATCCAATACCATTCCTTTAACCACTGACACTATTTTAGCTTGATTATATGGTGGTTTTTGAAAATGAAATCCTCTTACAACGCCACGATATGATTTGGATTGATTTTCTTGAACTACATTGAACTCACCTATGTAATTTTCAAGTTTTTCGTGATTGAATGTCTCAAAAAAATATCCTCTTTCATCACGATAAATGTGCGGTGTTATTATTAATACATCAGGTATGTTTGTTGCAGTTACATTCATAGCCGTTCTAAGATTTCACTGAATTCTTCATCAGTTCCATTGAATTTTTCTCTGACGATACTGATTGGTGTTAATATCCCATACATTTCGCCATATGCGTCTTCATATATTACAAACAAATCATCGGGATGTTCATTTGAAAATGGCTTAACTAACGTCAATGCGCTATCGCCATCACTATTAATAGTTATTGCTTTTCTCGGTGTGTACATGCTGGATTAATTTTTTTGTTTCTTAAATAATATTTTTGCTTCGTGCTCATTGCCCCACTCTTTGGGTTTATTCTCTTGATAATAAATTACTTCCCAATTATCTGCACCAAATTCGTTTAATTTATCATTTAATTCTTGAAATAATTTATATTTGACGTAAACCATTTTATATTCCCACATAACATTCGTTTAATATAAATACGAAAAATTATGTTTGCGGAGAGAGAGGGATTCGAACCCTCGGTACTGTTACATACGTCAGTTTAGCAAACTGGTGGTTTAAGCCACTCACCCATCTCTCCAATAATCAAGCCACTTCTGATTGAATAACAAAACCTTCCTCATATTCGTCTAAAGTAAACGAACTTGGAAAAGTATCTGGGTCTTCTGGATTCACATTTATCCAATCATTTAGGTCTTGTTTATACATGCTTTTATAGACATGATTTCTTGGGTCATCAATTTTTTCTTGTAGATATTTAAGAAGATATTTATGTGCATCAATTTTATTTTCTGCCATTACATAAAATTCTTCACCATAGCCATTGTGATTAAAATGATAAAGTTTCATGATTATTTATTTTTATAACGTAAAATTACATTCGTTGAAATCCTGTAAGCCAGAACTGCTTCCTGATTATAGTGTTCCAGTGTAAAGTCAATAATCTCTGACATCTGTTCTTCAGTACAAACAATTCTGCAGGGTATCATTCTGTCAATATAAAGTTTTCCAGTAGGACTAACCCACTGACCTTTGGCTGTTTTCATTATTGTAACACCACCAGTTGTCTTTTTTACAAAAGCATCCCATGCTTTGTGGTGTTCAAAGCTGAATTTCTGGTCTTTATTGTTTGACGCAGGGACTAATATTTCCCATAATTCATTTTCCATTCGGCAAATATACGAAATAAATTTGAATATGTTACAAAAAAAATAAAAATAACGTGAGCGTACCCAGAATTTTATAAATATTCATTACAGCCGTAACCCGAATTCTGCTTTATGTAGTAATTTATCTAATGCACCAACCCGACTATCACTGAGTTGCTTTCCCTCTAAGTCTATTTGGCTTGCACCACTCCGCAGTATTAACGACTGTTTAGGTCTCCTGCGTCCAGCAACGGTGTTCGGAGTTTTCTCATGTAAAATACACGCTACTACTCACTTATAATGAATATCTATAAAATAATGTTTAGTTTTTCCAAGTCTTCTTTAAATAAAATCCGAATGTTTTTATTGTTATTTTGTTTTTGAACCAATTTCATTTTTTCTTTATCTTTAGGAAAAAAATATCCTTTAATTTCAATATACTCATCTGTATTTGGAAGATAAAAATCTGGAAAATAATTTCTTGTCACATTATCGGCTTTTTTATATTGCATTGAAATTTCTTTTGACCTTATCCAATCAACATTATTTTCATTAAGATATTTAGCATATTTCAATTCATATGTTCCCTGAACGGCAACAAATTTATTCATATGTGGTGAAAATATTTTATAATATTTGGTTTTTATGATTCCGTTGTTATTTCCAGATGCAATTTTTGAAAGTTTTTCTTTTGTAATTGTTGAAAGTTTTCTACCTTTTAATGTATGCTCACCAAGATATTTTCCAGAACATGCTCGTGAACAAAATTTACGTTTAGAAACTCTTTTTTTAAAATATTTTCCACAACATAAACATTTTACAGTATTTTCATTTTTCTTACAAGGATTACAAATTATTTTACCATTAAAATTTGGTTTTTTTCTTTTTACTCTTTTATTGCATATTGAACACTTATGATAATATTTTGCCATAGTTTTTTATTATAAATACAATGATTTTTAATAAAAGCGATGTTCTGAAGTTCCTCTTATGAGACACTTTGTCCTATAAAATGTCCTATAAGCGATGAATCCTCTGTGTTATTTTTTTGTGTGGCGGGGTAGTCGATTTTTGTATAACCACACTAATATTCTTGTTTTTCTTTTAGTGGCATTGGAAGATTTTTCTTTCTTTCGACTTCAACCAATTTAGAAAAATCTCTGTAACTGATATTATATCCAAGTTTCAAACAGAGCGTATGACCTTCGCCATCATAATTTTCAATATCAATACCTCTCCAATCATCTACAATAGTATATATTCCATTATATTTGAAATAATCACTGCTGGGTTTGCAATGTACAACAACTAAATCACCTTTTTTAATTGGGTTTAGATGTTGTTTCCAGAACAAATTCACCTTTTTATATTTCTTACCCTTGTAATTCATATTAAGTTTTTCTCATTATACGAATAAAAATTTAAAAATGTTACAAAATTGAGCGAGATATGGGATTTGAACCCACGACCCCGACTTTGGCAAAGTCGTGCTCTACCACTGAGCTAATCCCGCATTTTAAAATAAGTTGTGTGGAGCACCATCGGTCTCTGCACGTTACCGCAGTTTTAAGTTACCGGGGCAGACTTCACACTCCATGCATACAACTCACTTTTTTTGTTAAGGCATCAACCGAAAAGTTTTCAGTATATTCCTTAGTTTTTCGTTTTCAAGCCAGTAAACATAACCGTCCGCTTTTTCATAAGCATCGAACTGTGTTAAGGCATTAACGTAAAAATTGTGGATTTCACCATCCGTAGAGGTAATTTCCACGAGCCAGAGTCTTGCAATTTTCGGATTCTTTCTGTAGAAAGAATCGTCTTTTACGACTTCTGGCTTTTCTTGCTTCTTTGTTTCTCTAAACAACATTTTAATCGCAATTTATCAGCAAGCGGATAAACTACGATGTGTTTGTTTTCTTCATGTATGCAAAATTACTTAAAAATTCTTTTAATCCAAGCAAAATGTTTTCTTTTTTTCAAATACTCGAAATCATTTTCATATTCATTGGCTTCACGTTCAAATGAAAGATTATAATATGCTTTACTTCCATAAAAAAATAATTTAATCAACCATTCAACAAAATACCAAATGTAGAAAAAGATTATCAGCATTTCTAATTGCTGTTGCCAATGAATTTTTTCGTGGTTTACCATTCGTTTTAACGTCAAATATTTTTCTTTGATGTAAATACCGAATGGTGCTAATGTAATTCCTGCTGCAAAGCCAAACGTGATAAAACTCACGAAGCCGTTCATTTTTTTTACTTTTGGTTTTAGACACATATTAATCTTTTACCATAAATACTTTGGTACATCTGGTGAGATTCGAACTCACAACCTTTGGTTTCGTAGACCAATGCGCTAATCCAATTGCGCCACAGATGCATTTGTACCCTTGGCAGGACTCGAACCCGCAAACCTCTTGGGTCGAAACCAAGCATTCTATCCATTGAACTACAAGGGCGTTTATTTTTTGTACTCCCAGCAGGAATCGAACCTGCATCTAAGGTTTAGGAAACCTTCACCCTATCCGTTGGACGATGGGAGCATATTAACATAGTGGTATTTAATTCCTAATGGGTCGCCTTCTTCAGTTAAATACTTTGCCATTGCATCTCTACTTCCCTCTCCATATCGGATTATAATGCAATGCTTATATTCATCCATAAAAGCATAACCATTTAATTTTACTTCTTTACCTTTTTCATCCAGCACTATAAGTGGTGGCATGTTTTCAATCGTGAACTTCATTAATCACATAAATTACTTCATCGCAGCAAATTACAAAATCTTTTCCTTCCGGCACTGCAATTACTTTTCCACATTTTGGACAAATAACTGTTTTCATTTTGTGTGTTTTTGTACACCCGGTGAGATTCGAACTCACCACCCTCGGTTTAGAAGACCGATGCTCTATCCAAATGAGCTACGGGTGCATAGATTACAAATATAAGAAAAAGAGTGGAATTACCCACTCTTTTTTCTTTTATTTTTAAACCAAGCGAATGGATTTACTTTAGCCAGCAAGAAGTATGAGATAAAGCATGAGGCTGAAACAAGGTAAAAAATAGAAATTGAAAACCAATAACTGCCTGTTGTATCCATTAGCCATTTGAGTAAAGCATCGTATCCCAAGGGATTGAAAAAAGTCCCTAAGAACAGAAATAAGGTTGCTGTTTTTTCCCTGTTTACCACCTTCATCACTTTCCATAGTTTTAGGATTAATAATTATTATTTTTACTTTAAAGTATCGAGATAATCGGTTACATAATTAAATACTTTCTCTTGCGTATTTTCATTCCATGCAGGATGATTTAATATGTTATCAAATGTTACAAAAACATTTGGATTATTTTTCTTATAAAGTTTTTGGTTTTTTGTATCAATTGCCCAGATGACACCATCCACATTGATTGTGCTTTTTTCTTCTTGCTGCCTTTGCAACATTTTTTGTTGAAACAATTCCTTTTTTTGTTTTTCGTTTGCTAAGAATTTTTCCAAATTTGGAATTGCTATATCAACACCCAATCCACCGTCAACATTTCTTTCTTTATTCATTGACCTGCGTTGAACACTCTTTCTAAGCATCACCGTCTTTAACACATTGTTTCTTATGATTGCCCACATTTCATCGCCAGTTGAATCTTTTGCGAAAACACCATCATCAGAAAATATTTGATAGAATGGTATTCCGGGGTCATATGGATTTGTTATGGTATAAAGTGGTGATTTTGGATTTGGCTTAAACGCACCCAAAAAAATGCCATAATCTTTTGAATCAAATTCGTGTGTTAAAATGCTATTTAAATTTTTTCTTATTTCAGCATCTTCTTCCGGTGTAATGTCACCACCAGATTTCATCCTATCCAATCTTTTTCTCATCTGGTCAAAAGCGTGTCCGCTAATATCAGTTTCAAAAAGATTAATTTCTTCATTGATGATGGATAATACTTTATTCTCTGGCTTCATTACAATCGTATTTCATATAAATACTAATACGAATGAAACGAAGAAATCTTGAAAAGTTGCTCCTTTTTGAGCCGACAGTGAGATTCGAACTCACGATTGTCACTTTACGAAAGTGGTGTTGTTGCCACTGAAACCATGTCGGCAATGAGAGCCGAAGGTGGGATTCGAACCCACGTGGGATATTATCCTCTGGTTTACAAAACCAGTGCTATCGACCACTAAGCGACTTCGGCATTTATTTATTTGCTTGATATATTAAAATATCGTGTGGTGCTTTTTTATTTCCACCAAAATAGAGGAAAAGTTTATAACCTAAATTCCAAGTATTTTTTAATGTGATTGGATGAACTGTGCTATGATGTTCAATACCATCAGTTACGGTATATTCAATTTGTCCAAAAACACCACTTTTATATTTCAATTCAAATCCATAACATTTGTTTAATTCAATATCACAAATTGGTATTGTTGGTACTCTTAATTTATTAATATATTCATATCCAACAATTTCAATTTTATCCAGAGTTTCGTTGGGTCTCCAACCAAACCTCACTGAATTTTTGTGATGCCAACCAAAACTGAAACCAAATAATTTATTCACATCGTGTTGGTCTTCATCATTAAACAAATAAATTGCAGTTTCAGTGAATTTAAAATATCTGATAATTGAATAATCTTTATTCCTGTTGATTAATACTGGTATGAAGAAATCAAAGTACGGAAATGGTCTTCTCTTATTCTTCGGTATTATTTTCTTCATTTTTTTCTTTTCTGACTGCAATTATGTCTTTTATTGTATTAACAATTCCTGCAATAAAAAATACAACAAATGTAAGTAATAAATATCCACCGGAAATTGCACCAATCCATCCACAAACTGTTTGTGTTTCAGGAAATCTTCTTCCAATTGCGACAGCAAGTGCCAAGATTATGAATGCAGCAAGGATTTTAACCAATCCGTAATGTTCGAACCAGCGTTGTATTGCTTTAAGTATCTTTTTCATGTTGCGAGTTTAATATAAATACTCAAGCAATATGACCGATTCTTTCTTTAACGTGATTTTTATATTTTTCAATGTTTCTTACCGCTCCACGAGTTGCGGGATGATAAATAAATTCGTGTTGTATTTGGTGTTTTTTGAGTTCTCTTTCAACTTTTCTGCCCATTGCAATAACCACACCTTTGAAGGACAAAATGTCCTCGATTTTGTCTTCGAAGACGTTTGCGAATGCACATTCATCCCAACAAATATCAAGATTTTTTAATGCTTTATAAAGGTGTCCTGCAGCAAGGCGTTTATCTACCCATGTAACATTCATTCGAATTGCAGTTGGACTTCTGCGTTCACCAACAAAAAGGTATTTTTTCATATAATTTTATCTAATAAAAAAAATAAAAACAAAAGAAATATCGTATAGATTCCACCATTGTTTACCACATATTTTCCAAATAACGTGAAACCATTAAATTTGATGACAATATTATTTGATGAAATTCGTTTTCCATTTTCTATTAAAATTCTTCCAGAATAATATAATTTAAGCCATTCTAATAATCTTATTGCAATTAAGGTCAAATACTTTTTTTTCTCATCATTTTCATGGTTTAAGAATTTAAATGGAAAATATTGTCCGAAAGCAATTGTATTTTTGTTGATTTTACCCTTATCGTTTAGATAATACGAATATAAAACAGGACGTGGTTTTTCGACCATGAAAACATTATCGTCACGACACAATTCATTGAAAAAAATATTTGCTTGTTTTAAAATATAAAACGGGTCTTTTAAATCGAAATTGAGTTTTTCGAAAACAACAAAAACAACAATTAGGCATAATAATATTACTGTTATAATCATGTGTGATAGAATTTATTGCCCTTTTTCAATTTTTGATACAATCTTTTCCAGAAAAAGTACCGTTCACTAAGCTTTGGATATTCGTACATTTTATAAAAATTAAAAAACAAAGATAATAATTAAAATGATGATTCCAAATCTTTTTTGCGCTCCGGGCAGGACTTGAACCTGCGACCCTCTGATTAACAGTCAGATGCTACTACCAACTGAGCTACCGAAGCTTATATTATACCAGCAGCAATTTCTTTATGACAATTAGAACAAACAAGCATACATTTATCCAATTCTTTTTTTATTGCTTCCCAACTTTTTGTATATCCTTTTTGACCGATTCCAAATTCTTTATTATTTTCAGGATGATGAAATTCAAGTGCTCCAATATATTTATCATATCCACACTTTTCACATTTTCCACCTTTATATGCAACTGCTTTTTCTTTTAAAACTCTTCGTCTTTTGGTTACTGCATCAACAACACATTTTTTGCATCGCCATCTTTTTGTGCCATTACCATTTCCAACACAACTAAATTCAGTTAACCCATGTTTTTTACATTCTTTAATCATAAAATACAATTTATGCATAAATACGTGGTTAACACAAATTGTTAACCAAAAAAATAAAACGCAGCCGATTTCGAGAACCGATTTCGGGTTTAACTACTCCTTTATAACAGTTTGCGAGACTGTGAGCACTGCGTTTGTAGTGGTGAAGGGACTTGAACCCCCAACCTCTTGGGTATAAGCCGAGTGCTCTAACCAATTGAGCTACACCACTATGGAGAGGGACAGGTTATTTATACCTTTAAGGGACTCCCTCAGACCCATTTTGAGCAGGAAGCGGGATTCGAACCCGCAACTTTCAGCTTGGAAGGCTGACGCTCTGCCAATTGAGTTATTCCTGCATTTGCACTTCCTACTTCGTGTAGTGCGAACCGCATGGATGGGGGTGGTACGGGGCAGAATCGAACTGCCGACACATGGATTTTCAGTCCATTGCTCTACCAACTGAGCTACCGCACCGTATTTACAGGATGCCTTGTGAGACAGTTACCCAAGCCACGCCCTCTGTGACCCGACCTATAAAAAATTTTCACACTCCGAATCGCCCACTTTCGGATACTCACCTATTCGGTGAACAATGTTTTTCTGGTTAGGACAAACACCCGTGCGACCAGTTCTTAATTGCTGTTGGAGAAGGATTTGAACCCTCTTGTCCACCTGCGCATGGCAGACGTTTTGCCCATTGTAAACTACCCAACAATTTTGCACTTCCTCGTTAATCACCGTGTAGTGCGAACCGTTGCGGTGGGGAGAGATGGATTTGAACCACCAACCTCTCGTCATTACTCACATTCAGTGGAAGCGTTGTTAGAATTGTGCGCACGTTAACAACAACCCTCATTCTGTCTGACTTTTGTAAGAGGACTACCTACTTTCGTAGTTCAGTTTTCACACTGACGAGTCTACCAATTAACCCTATCTCCCCATTTGCACTTCCTACTCTCCATATCGTGTAGTGCGAACCGTTTCGGTGGAACGGGCAGGACTTGAACCTGCAACCATCTGCTCTTCAGGCAGACACTCTACCATTGAGTTACCGCTCCATTTTGGTTCTGGTGTGAGCCTCATACTCACGTCCCCCGAAAGTATTTCAACTAACTTGGATGTCTCTCAACTACTTATCGTGTACTATTCGCACTGCCAAATGCGAGTACATGATTTCGCCACTGAACATCAGGGCAGCTTCTTATGCAACCCAGAACCCTGACATCAAACCGGGTCATGACTCCTTTTTGATGTGAAAATCGTGTGATGATAGTCCAATGCACACGACTTTGCGGAGAAGGTAGGATTCGAACCCACGGGACTGTTACATCCAGCAGTTTTCAAGACTGCCACCATAAACCACTCGGACACTTCTCCAAATAAATGACTCCTGCGTGTGAGACTTGAACTCACCTTCACCCATTTCAGGGGGCAGCATTGCCAGCTATGCTAACCACAGGTAGCCATTTCAACGTTGCAACGTTAAACCTTCGTCAAGGTTTGTTGGGAAGGTGGGATTTGAACCCACGTGCAACCAAACTACACTTTCGACTGCTTATCAGGCAGAGGTGATACATCCCAATGTTCCTCATAATGTAATTCTTTATGACAATTAGAACACAGTAAATCACATTTATCTAATTCAACAATAATTCTTGACCAACTCAAATTTTGATAACGTGATATTCCAAATTCTTTTTCTTCTGGGTTTCTATGGTGAAATTCTAACGCAGCAATACATTTATCATACCCACATTTCATACATTTTCCACCTAAATATTCAACACCCATCTCTTTAAGCCGTTGTCGCCTATTTTTTACCTTTTCATAATTTCTTTTTCTTTTTTCAATTTCACACAATACCAGTCTCTTATTTTCAGTGTTTGCAAGAACAGTTGTTCTTGATATCTTAAATTTTTCTGCTGTTTCGAAAATAGTATGTGATTTATAATATTCATTAAGTTCAATTTTCTCAGCCTCATTCAATATTTTACGACCATCAATTGGTTCATTCAATCCGGCATTTATACAATGGTAGGATACTGTGGGTTTAGAAATGTTCAGCATTTTACTTATTTCGCCATAACTTTTTCCAGAAAGTCTTAGTTTAATTACACTATCTTTTGTTTTCATACTTTCGATTAATTAATTATCTCATTATTTATAATAAATAGTCGAAAGTATGAAAAAGATTTGCGTTCGGGGCAGGATTCGAACCTGCGGTGGGATTTCTCCGTCTGCTTAACAGGCAGGACTTTTCGACCAACTAAAGCAACCCGAACAAGTGCAGTGAAGGGGGTTTCACCCTTCCTTTCATACGTATTGGCATGCATGCGTATAAAATTCAACGCCATTAGTTTGTTGAACCGTAGAGTCGGGAATGGGATTCGAACCCATGTGTGCATAAGCAAACGGTTTTGCAGACCGCCCCTTTCAACCACTCAGGCATCCCGACAGGTAATCCAGCATGTCAAAGAACATCTTACAGTGAATATAAGATGTTAACCTTATATTCGGTGTTTATAAGCTGTAAGACTTATATTTTTGAGCCAAGTACAAGAATCGAACTTGTATCCCCTGAATACCACACAGAGATTCTATCCGTTAAACTAACTTGGCAATATGTAAAGAACGCATTAAAAACAAAAAACCCGGAACTTTTTTGGATTCCGGGTTCTGATTTTATTTCAGTTTTATTTTACCACCTACTTATCTTTTTAAGTTAATAAAACCTGAACCCGTATCCGCAATATTATTTCTGCCGAAATCTGAACAGAATGTACCTTCTCCAATACGACTGGTTGTCGTTAGACTCGATACTAATATGTACGCTATTCGTTTCATCGTTTTATTTTTTTCGTTTTTAATAAAAAATTGGTCTTTTCATAAACTCATTTTTACCTAAATACGATGCAAAGGTATAAAATGTTTCATAAATACCAAATTATTTTCAATATTTTTTTCATTTTTTTTACAGAAAAAATCTAACTCGTTAATATTCAATGTATATGAACCCAAGTTAAAATTTGTCCTAAGATAAAATATAATGCACCGACAACTGCAAAACCAATAGCCATCCCTTTCATTCCATCAATTATTGTTGACTTATAATTAAAGTTCGGTACATGTTTATTTGTTGGACTTTTTCTCACCCAAATAGTATAAATTGTCACCCCTAATATGTAAAGTAACAATATTGTTAACACAGTATTCATGATTTATAATTTTTTATAAATACTCTCAAAATAATTTAAAAACCCCGAAAATATCGACTTTCCGGGGGTTTTCTTTATTTTTTTTCGATTCGTTCGTGCTTTTTTAGCCACTGTTCAAGATATGCTTCATCATTACTTATGAATCCATCGTGACAATCTGCTTGAAAATCTCTTACAAGCCTTTTTAAATCTTCCATTGTCAGGTAATATCCTGCAACGTACTTTTCACCAATAATTTTGTTTTCCAATATTATCATATTAACCGCATTTACTGTTTCCACATGCCATACATGTGAGGCAACCTTCTTTAAATTCCAAATGGTCACTACCACAATTCGGGCATTTTTTATTTACTTCAATACCATCTTTAATGTATTTCTTTATCACACGAGCAACACCATTTTTCCAAGTGTTGATATAGTCTTCTTTAAAGTTCAATGAATCAATTAATTCCCACGTATAAAGAAGTGGCATTCCATGCCTGAGAACTGCAGATATGAATTTTGCATAGTTCCAGAATTCAGGATTGAATGCATGATTTAAGCCAGTATGTACTTGTCTTTCGCCATTAGCGTCAATATATTCAATGTCATATCTTTTTTTTCTGACTTTAACCAATTTACCATTTTCATCTGGTTCTTCAACTTCAAAGATTTGCTTAACAATTTCACATTCTTTTAAATTGTTTGGCAGATAACTCAAGCCGTTTTCATTTTTACCTGTGAAAATTTCATATGGTCTGCCGTCTTTTAATCCAACAACTGCAATCCATTTTTCAAGACTGTTTTGAAAACGATGAATTTCACCTTTTAATCTCTTAGGACGTTTTGGCGCATGCGTATCATGAAATTCACTTTCTTTTGTTTTCTTTTCTTCAGTGATTAACACACCACTGCGTGAACCATCACGATAGACAGTACAACCCTTACAGCCAGATTTCCATGCGGTTTCATAAACTTTTGCCACCATTTCTTCAGTAATGTCACTTGGGAGATTGACTGTCACTGAAATTGAGTGGTCTACGTGTCTTTGTAAACGACCCTGCATTTCAACCTTTTTTAACCAATCGACATCATTTGCCGTTGCTTTATAATATGGCGATTTTTTCACAACTTCATCGAGTTGCGCATTATCCATTGTTCTTACAACATTAACGTCATATCCATTCAATTCAAGCCATGTTTCGAATTTATGGTGAAAGACTGGATATTCAGTCCACGCAATTCCTTCTTCATCAACAAAATCAATGCGAACATCTTTTTCCTGTGGATTAATTTTACGTCTACGTTTGTAAAACACTTCAAATGCTGGTTCAATACCCGAAGTTGTTTGTGTCATGATTGAAACAGTACCAGTTGGTGCAATTGTGAGTAATGAAATATTTCTACGTCCATATTTCATCATATCTTCAAACAATTCTGGGTCTTCAGCAGCTATTCTAAGAATGAAAGGATTTTTTGTTTCACGTTCGCCATTCCAAACGGAGAATGCGCCACGTTCTTCTGCCATAATAACACTTGAACGATATGCTTTTAATTTTAATGTTCTATGTACTTTTTCACTAAAATCTGTTGCTTCATCAGTTCCATAACGTAAATTCAAAGCTGCAAGCATGTCACCTTCAGCAGTTACACCAAGTCCGGTTCTTCTACCTTTAAGCGTCATTTCCTTGATATTATTCCAAAGGTTGATTTCAGTTAATTTAAGAAATTCATCTTCGGGGTCAGACTTGATTTTTTCAAGAATTGCATCAATTTTTTCAACTTCCAAGTCAATGATGTCATCCATATATCTCATAGCAATAATGACATCTTTTTCAAACAAATCCCAATCAAATTCTGCTTCCTTGGTGAAAGGATTTTTAATATATCCAAACAAATTAATTGCTAACAATCGACAACTATCGTATGGACATAGTGGAATTTCGCCACAAGGATTTGTGCTTACGGTTGTGAATCCTTCATCAGCATAACAATCTGGAACACTTTCTTCCATAATCTTATCCCAGAAAAGTATTCCCGGTTCGGCAGATTTCCAAGCATTGTGAATAATTTTTTTCCAAAGTTTTTGCGCATCAATATCTTTAATCATTTTTGGATGTCCCTTTGTAGGAAACATTTGAGTGTATGTAGTCCCTTGCATTGCACACTCCATGAAATCATTATCAATTTTTACCGATACGTTTGCGCCAGTTATTTTTCCCGGTGTCATTTTTGCATCAATAAATGCTTCGGAATCTGGATGTTTTATTGAAATACTAAGCATAAGTGCGCCACGTCTACCGTCTTGTGCGACTTCTCTTGTGCTATTTGAATATCTTTCCATGAAAGGTACAACACCCGTACTGGTAATTGCACTATTTTTCACCGGACTTCCTTTTGGACGAATGTGGGACAAATCGTGTCCGACACCGCCTCTGCGTTTCATTAATTGTATTTGTTCTTGGTCTATTTTTAATATTCCACCATAGGAATCTGATTCACCCTTATTACCAATAACGAAACAATTGGATAAAGATACCACTTGGAAATCATTGCCAATACCTGACATTGGAGACCCTTGTGGTACAATTCTATTGAAATTTTTTAATGTTTCATAAATTTGTTCTTCTGTGAGAGGGTTTGGATATTTTGCTTCGATTCTTGCGAGTTCTTTGGCAAGTCTTCTGTGCATCTCATCCGGGTTTAATTCGTAATAGTTTTTTTCGTCCTTTAAGCAGTATTTTGTAAGCCAGACTTTTGTTGCCAGTTCGTCACCCTTAAAATACTGTAATGTTGATTTTTCTATTTCCTGTTTTGAATAAATTTTTTGCGATTTTTCTGTCATAATTTTTTATAATTTTTTATGAAATTTTATGTTTGCAAATATATGCAAGGGCAACCATAAATACAAGGGATTCTTGACATTTCACAATTATTTTTAAAAAAATTTTTCACGTTTTTTTAATCCACTATGGCTGAAACTTTTAACAAAAAAAGGGTGTCGGAAAACACCCTTTAAAACGGAAATAGATACGAAAAAAAACAGAAAAATAATTATGTGTGTGACATATTATTTACATCAAAAGTAACATTACCTGTAGCCGTACCAGTTACAGTATTATTATCACTATCTTGTGAGTCATCTTTTTCATCCTGTTCGCCTAAATCAGCAATAAGATTTTTTGCTTTTTTCTGATAGCCAGCGTCTTGTGTGCTCATGCTTCTGTATGATACAGTAGCGTTATTTAAAGTCATGCTCATTGCAGATGCACCAGCAGCAGTTGCAGCAAAGTTATAGGTATTTCCATAACTTACACCAAATGTGCTGCCAACATCAAATGCGTCCTGATTTGCAGCAAGATAAATGAAGTTCCAGCCTTCATTTTCACATTCTTTAATAAGTTTTTTTATCACATCGCCTTTATTGCCCTGTCTTGCAACATATTCCTGACTTGCATTTTCTTTACCGTCAGTAACAATACAAACCAATACTTTATCGGGTTTTTCTGAGCCTAATTTAATACGGTTTGCCTTTACAGCGTTGATTGTTTTACCAATTGCATCAAGCAATGCTGTCATCCCTCTTGGTGTCCAAGTGTCGTATGTGATGTCTGGAACATCTTTTACGTCAACATCATCATAAAGTAACTGATATTGGTCATCGAATAGTGCAACAGTGAGTGTTGCTTTGTCTTTTAGCTCCCTTTGTTTTTTAAGGAACTCGTTGAAGCCATTGATTGCTTCATAAATTACACCGTTCTCTGACATAGAGCCAGAACGGTCAAGAATACAGATAATTTGAGTTTTTTCGTTTGAAGAAATTATTTCTTCAGTAACGGTAGTCGTAACGGTTGTCGTTACTTTTTTCTTTTTAGTCATGCTTCATAATACTTAAACTTAAAAGTTATTTTCCCCAAATATAACATCTTTTATTTAAAAATGCAAGTTATTTTTATTTAGTCTAAATAAAAATAATGGGGAATA